AGAAGAAAGAAACCCTCGCCTTGCTTGCGGAACAACGAGCCGACGAGCAGGTTACGTCGCTCGGCAAGAGTGTAGCCCACCTTCATCGCTATCTGTGTAGCGGTCTGTGTTATAGAAGAGCTAACAGTTGCTATTTGGTCGTTTACATCCTTCTTGGTAGAGTAGTCTCTCCTAACCTCTGTTCTTATATCATTTGCGGTCTGTGTTATCTGCGACTGCGTGCTTTTTATCTCGTCGTCAAGCTCTTCTTTGTTTCTTTTGACCGTTGTTCTGAGCCCATCCACGGACATCACAAGCTCCGCAAACGACTGCGTGCTTTCTATCTCGCCATTAGCCTTGCGCGTAACGAACCTAAACTTATCGGCTATGGCGAACATCTCGGAACGCGATAGGACAAAGACCTCCTTGTTTTCTAACGAGTAGCTATCTACGCCTTCGTACATCTTTAACGATGGCGCATCCGCTCCGTATGCCGATAGAACAACGACTGACTGGCGTGCCGTGTCCGTCGTATTGCCCATCTGTACAAGCTCGTCACCTGCCTGCGGAATATCGCTGCCAGTATCGCAGAAATCAGCAAGCACATCAATGAAATCTTTGCCTACCTTGTACACCTTACGCCAGTAGTATCTGTTCTTCACGTTCTCATTCACGCCCTCCTTGACGTTGAACGTCTGACAGCGCACAAGGTCGTCCTCGACGAACTGGTTCTCAATCTCTTCGTCGCCTTTCTTCTGCGAGAAGTAGCAGCGGTAAACATTGTAGCGCAGAGGAAGAGCTTCATATTCGGGAAGATACACACCCTTCTCAAAATAGACCACATTGCTAATCTTCATGGCAGCAGGCGACAGAACAATCTCACCACCTACGCTTTGAAGCTCTCGGATTACGAGCCTTACGAACTCCGCAGCCTTGCGCACAAGCAGGCGGTCTACCTCCAAGTAACTGTCACCACTTCCGTTGTAATAGCCAAGTTTGAAGCCAGAGCCGAGCGCACCCGAACGGAACGCAGCCGACACAATCTCTTTGAGGGTTGCGATGCCGTCAGAGGAGATGCCGAGAGGGTTATTGTCGCTTTGTTCGCCGAATGCGATACCTTCCCAAAAGCGGATAAGTTTTTCTGCTACATCTGTCTTGACCTTCGACAGAAAATACTTTGAACCTTCGCTTTGGATGTATTCCTTAACTTGTGCGGGCGTAAAATCTCCTGTGCTATTACTTATGGCCGTTATCTTGTTTTGTATTTTTTGTAGCGCACCAACCTCTTTATCATTGCGCAATGATACTTCGTAGGTTGGTATCGCCCCTTCTTTCTCTGTTATGGAGAGACTATCAATTATAACGTCTGCGCTGATGCCAAAATCCTCGTCGCTAAACTGAAATATATCCCCTTCTTTAATAGTATCATGTAGACTCTTTGTAGTACCAGTGGTATCCTCCATGGCCTCGTCGTGTTGGCGGGCCATGTAAATTTCATCTATTTTCGGAGCATAGGTATGCTTGGTGTGGTCGTTTTCTATAAGCCAGGCAATGGCGTAGCGCAGTAGCTTTTCGGAAGCAGCCTCGACATACTGTACAGGCAGTTCGATTCCCGACAATACGAAATGGTCGCCAGCGTTAATCTGAAAGTCCTTGTACGGAAAATACAGGCCAATATCCTCAACGCGCTGCAATGCCAAAACCCACTGCCCGCTTTCTTTTGTACTGTCACTCACCTTGAATTTACGTCCTGCACACATTCCGTCAACCATTGTAATAGAAAAGTCACTTTGTTTCAGAGCGTTAATGTCAAAGTTTAATTCTTTTTTTAGAGTGAGTTTAAACCCAGGAACTGTTGCGCCTTCTTTGAATACACCATTATCTTCGATGTTTGAACCAACTGCAATTTCGTCAATACGCACACCGTCTACTTCCATTTCCTTGATAGTGGGATATATCTCAACGGTCTTTTCCTTTACATCTTCGGTGTCAAAAAACACGCTACCGGGACGCACACCGATAACGTCTGCCGCAGGCGACTCTATCCACGGACGGTCTGCACGCTTAGAAAAGCGCAATTTTGCACCTGTTGGGTTTAATTCTTTATGCTTCTCGGGGTGGTTATTCCACCAGTCTTGTAAGGATATAGAAGGAAAACCAGGTAGCATTAGGTTAAAGCACGCCATATTGTTTGGCAGATGCGCGCCAGCTGCATAATCCCTCCTATTAGAAGGAAAGGCTTCTTTGTTGACACCGCTGACGAAATGCACCCTACCTGCTTCTTGTATCGCAGCAAAGCACGCTTTAGCTTCTTCTATTGTAATATCATATCCTTTTCCGCCTAATATCTGTAAACTAATGTGATTATGGTAATAAGGCTCTACGCCAACATTGACCTTGGCTTCAACAACCATTCCACCATCATGGATATTCACAGAGTATGTATCATATCCTGGACCACCGCCAATTCGATACGTAAAATATACGGAAGCACGCTCGACGGGTATGTCGTCGATATAAAATTCTATATTGTAAATTTCACCATAAACTTCGTTTTGTATTACGCGAGAAGGCTTAGACCAAACCTCCATATTTAGTGTTGCATAGTATCTGTCAGGAATATTTTTGTCAGAACCGTATGCTCTCATACGTGTAACTATTTGTTGGTCTGCCTCTGCATCTTGATTTACTTCGTACAAGCCGTTGCCTTTTCCGTATTTGAAAACATTACGTGTTGGCAGTCCTGACGTACCAACAAACACTTCTCTGTTGCGCGTTATGAAGTTTACATCGAACTGGGAGTTTACCAACGCAAGGCCTTCCCACACCGTCTGCTTGTCGATACTAATGGATGTTGATGTTATTTTGGTATCAGAGACTCCCGTGTTGTCGGGATTTGACGTATCACCTCCATATATCTCCTCCCATCTTGCTGCGTTGCATCCTCTCGCATTGCTTCTGTTCCAGTTGCGCGAATAGAATAGCCATTTGTTTCCGCCAACTTGTTCATTCATACACGCCTGCAAACGGTCGAGTAAGTCATCCAACGACTCCACGTAGAATTGGAAGACGGGCAGGGCGGTATAATGTAGCTCGTTATCGTTTAAGACTACATCTAAAAATTCTGCTCTTGCCAGTTCGTCAGATAAAGAATTGAATTTTACATCTTGGTACTTGAACGAATTGCCGAGTGCATTTTTACGGCCTTGTTTCGCCTTGCCTGGGTCGTAGTTTAATTCAAAACGTTCATTTCGATATATTAGATAATCACCAATTTCAAAGTCTATTGGAGCCTCATTCTCTATAGATACAGATACCGAGCATTCGCCCATCCACTCGCCGTCGTATTTCAGCGAATGAACGGAAATTTCCTTGCCGTTGGTGTCACGCGGCGGCGTGCTGTCCTTATGATAAAGTTTCCATTCCATATCTCTATTTGATTAATGTTACTTCCGTTACGGGGTCTTCAACTCTCAACACTGTAGAGAACTTTACCACATCTCCCTCGTCGTCGCGGTGCAGGTCTGCGTCGTCGGATACCTTCTTGAGGCGGATGTGTCTTCTTCCTACCTTAGTCCAGTCGCAGTACATCTTCATCTTCATACCGCTTCCGTCGCGTCCGCTGAGGTAGTTCAGAAATTTTCTTATTACTGCGTTAGCTGAAAACTTGTCACCCTTGCAGCACCATTTTACGGTCATGTCGTATGCTGTGAATTTAAGGCTGTCACCGAGGTATGCGTCTTCTCCGTTTTCATCCTTCCAATCCCTTACCACTGGCTCCTTGACCTCCATGCCAATGTCGAACGGTATGGAGGCGCACCACACATCAAAGTCAGCTACGGTTTCTTTTACCACCGCTCCAGTCTGCTCTTTTTGTATAAAGACATTGTAGTGTTGCATAAATATACATAATTTTCTCCAAAAATAATAAAAGCGGATAATTATACAAATTAATATATAACTATCCGCGATTTTAACAATAAATATACACTTTGTCAGCTAATATAGAGCTTTTTTCTGCCACTTGTAGACACCGCGTTCATCCAATCCATCATCCGATCGAGCTTCTCGTTACGAGCTTCCGCGAGCATGACAATCTGCGTGAGCTGCCCGAGCTGCGCTTTCTGTATCTGACCCATTTCGGGAAGACGCATCTTCAATAGTTCTCCGATGTCCTTGACCTGCGCACGATTAACACTCACGTCAAGACGGATGGCATTGACGTAACTTGCGAGAATATCCGCAGTTTCCTCAGTGATATTCTTGATGCCGTTGGTCACACTTCCATCGCCATTTTCCGACAAGTCGAGTCCCATGTTCTTCAAGCGTTCGAGGATTGCCGTGATGTTCTCGGCTGCATTGTTGGTGCCATTATACAGGTCATCCGCAACCTTAACGACATCTTCTGGTTCAAGCTTTCCTTTCTGCTTGATTATTTCCGTCAGATTGTCAAGCGGCCCTTGCAGCGCAACCTCCATTACCTTCTGAGAGACGATGTTTTTGGTAAGGTCTTTTACCATTTCTTTTGCCTTCTTCTTGTAGGCATCAATAGCGTCCTCGCCTTTTGACCATGCGCTTACAACTGCGTCGGTTAATTGGCTTGCCCACGCCTTCATGTCTACGCCATAGATGTCCTTGAGAAAGTCCTTTGCAAAATTGTTAATGGTCGTTTCCATCTCCTTGATTTGCTGCTTGTAGTCGGCAATCTTATCCTTGTCCTTCTTCTTCTTGCCCTCCTCAGCGTTTAACTGCCTCTGCATTTCATCCTTCTGTGCCATGAGGGAAGCCTGCTCAGCGAGGTAAGCGTTGCCTGGGTCGGATAGGGATTTTTTAGCAGTAGTGTACGTATCAGAGGAATATTGGCTCTTTTTACTCTCTCCTCTTGCTGCTTTTTCGTAAGAATTAGTAACGTTGCCCAATCTTTTACGTGTATCCGCATCCATTTTGTAGGAATAGACACCGCCAAGGGTATTTTCAATCGCTGTCTTTACATCGTTGCGCAAGCGCTCAAGTTCTGTTATATTTCGCTCTGCGAGTTTGATTTGGCGTTCTAACTTTGCATCGTGCGCCGCAGCAAATGCCTTAAATGGAGAGGTGAAGATGCCAACAAATCCTTGAAGAACACCGCCGACATTGCCAGACATAGCACTTGTGACCATATTTGAAATGGAACTTGAAACACCGCCGAGAGAATTAAAGAATGCCGTTGCATCTTGCCATCCGTCGTTTTCTGTATCAACGCCAAGAGCACTCGCTGTGTCCTTAATATCATTGAACGTGGCGACAATACTTTGGATGTTTTCATTGATTTTACTTGCTGCGGCACTGACATTCGCCATAGATTCCTTGAACTCATTGGCGGCCTTAGCCTCTTTTTGACCCTGTTTGAGTTTCGCGTCACCCTTTTCTTCCTTTTCATGCCCCTCAAGCATTTTAGCAACGATTTCATCGACAGCATCAAAATCCAAGTTTGAGAACGCTTCTATTAGCTCCGTGTTAGCCTCCTGCTGCATTCTCTCGCCCTCCTGCTTCAATGCCGCTCCAGCTGTAATTTTCTCGTTGGCGTTCTTTACTCTCTGTTCGGCGACACCACTAAGACCAGAATTAAAGAAGTTTTTCTTGCCACTTGAGAGTTTGTTCAACTGCTCGTCAAGCTGCTGTATCTGCTTGCCGTACTCGCGAGCGTCAATGGTTCCGTCAGCAAGTGCCTGGTTAATGTTCTCGCGTATCTGCGAAGCGATTTCGGATGCCCTGTCCATGCCGAGCTGCGACACCGCTCCGAAGAACGTGATATAGTCACTACTCTTGTTGAAGGCTTCCGTCTTAGCAGAGTTCACTTCCTTGTCCCGTTGGCGCGTGTAACGAGAAGCAAGACCATAGTTTCCCGCTTCTTCCGCTTGTGCAATAGGCGTTTCATACTTGGCGTAGATGGCGGCTATCTTCTCCTGCGTGCTTGCTGTCTGTGCGATGATGTCCGCAGCCTGCTGCAAGCTCTTGACATAATTGTCCTTTACCAAGGTCGTTATCTTCTGCCAAGCCTCAAGAGCGAGAGGCGTGTCCTTATACAGAACCTTCGCGTCGGCTTCGGTCATTCCGAGGTTGACATCGTGACCGAAGTTCTTCTTGAAGTCCTCCGCCATCTTTCTTGTCTGCTTGTTCCACACTGCGCCGTCTTGAAAGGCGAGCTTGGCGAAGTCCAGACTGCCGGTCTTCTCGTATAGTTCTTTCTGCAAGTTCGCCTGCTTCACGCCTTTCTCCAGTGCCTCCTTGAAGTTTGAAGATACGCGCTCCCATTCCACCTTGTCGACTTCTGAGTACTGCCACTCTGCCTTCTCGCGGTTGACTTGCGTACGAAACTTCTTGCGGTCGGTGGTATTCCAGAAGCCGCGGCCAGGCATCATTGCCTCAAGACTCTCCATATACTTGGAAAGGTCTATCTTCTTCCAGTCGAGGTTGGGGAATAGGCTCTTAACCTTTCCTATAGCCTCGCTCTGCGTGTTTCCTATGCCAATGTATTTCTGGTACCACTGGCGAGCGGCCTTGAAATCTTCAAACTGCTGACGAAGCGACTCAAGAGCGGAGTCTTTCTTCGTGCCTTTGTTCTTATCTTTCTTTGCGTCGAACAGATTTAATTCCTTTGCGGTCTGTTCTGCCAGCTGCCACTCCTTTTTTAATTCATCCTGCCGTTTTGATTTTGCTTTTTTTGCAGCTTCGTATTCCTTCTTTTTCGCAGCTACATCAGCGTTAGCGGCTTCTCTTGCTTTAGTCCACGACCCCTCCTTTCCCCAAGATTGCGCAAATTTCTGCTTCTTCGCTTGTGTTTCTGGGTCACCAACGCCAAGTGGCATTTTTGGAAGATTGCCAAGAAGCTCATTTTGAACATCATTAAACTTACTATCTTTAAAAACAAGATTTATAACAGCCTCGAAGTTGGACGCATCAAGCAGTGCCTGTAAAGCCTTTTCAAATTCCGGGTATTGCCCCGTAAGCCCTCTTTTTGCATCTTGCATCAACTCTTCAACTTTCGCCTTTTCGGCTTCGTTGAGAGTTTGCCCCGAGCGTATTTTTGTTGCAATAGTCGGAGCAATACTGTCAAGCAAATCGCTAAGTTTGTTTTTAGCCTCTTCCTGTAACCATGAGTCTTTATCTCCAATGCCAAATGCTTGTAAGACCGATGCTCTTATCATGTTGGCTCTACTCTCTGGTATTTCCATGGAAGCAAAAATGTTGCTCATGGCTTGCATCGCAGCAAGGCGCATAGTTTCGTCTTTAGAAATATCTCCGAATTGTTTAAGTATAACCTTTTTTATCGGATTTACCATGTCGCCCTTCTGATAAGGCTGTAAACCTTTCCATGCCGCGCTTCTCGCAGATGCAAAGTCCATGCCCTTGTCACTCATATTTTGGGCGGTTGTCTTTTCCAGTCTTTCATAGTTTCTGTTTGACCGTGTTATCGCCCCGCTAAAGTCCGAATAATTATCGCGATTTCCCATTTTGGACTTAGCAATCATCTCTGCATCACGCAACCTCTTTAATTCCTCATCAAGATATTTCAGACGCTCCTCATGGCTTTGCTTCTCGTCAGCCTTCATTACAAGATTGTTGTAATTGTAAGGCTCAAGTTGTTTTAGCTTTTCTTTGTATGCGTCAATTAGGTTATCAACCTCCTTTATATCCCCTCCGGATAATACCTTTGCGGTGTCATTTTCGCGCAAAAAGTCGTTTAGCTGTTTTATGCGGTCTTCAATTTCGTTCGTTGTTTGATTAATCCTATTCGTTAAATCAGCACTCTTTGTGTACATATAAGATATACCCATCGTAACGCCAGTAATAATCAGGCCAGGCAATCCGCCGACGGCAGCGAGCAATGTCGCTCCCATAGTCCTTGCGCCAGCTGTGAGTATTGCGAATGCAGACATTCCTTTAAGTGCGAACGTTCTCCAAAAACCACCTGTAGTGGCGAATTGTATTTTTAGATTTGTAAAGTAAGCGTTCGTTCTTAATTGCAATCCAATAAAAGCGGCTTTCGCTTTATTCCACCATCCACCATTCTGTCTCGCCTCTACGAGCTTGCGGCGCGAACCAAAGGTTCCAGTACCCGCAAAATCTGTCATGCCGTCTTTGTATATAGATCTGCTTATCTGCCCATTTATATACATTCTTTCGAGGTCGACCTTTTTAATCGCTTTCGCTAAAGAAAGTGCTTTTATATCCTCTGATGTGATAAGCTTCTTTGTAGCAAGCAGACGGAGTTCTTGTGCTGTTGTTTTCTCTCCGAGTAACACCTTCTTTTGGATATCAGAAGCCATACTTGCTTTGCCAGACAATAACGCAGCACCGATGCCACCGCCAAGCGAGGTTTGCAGTCTTTTCAATGCAAAACCGCTAAATGCCGCGACAACAACAGGTGCCATCGTGTGCAACGCCTGTACAAGATTTGTAACAAGGTCGAGTATATGCTTTAGATTGCTTCCAACGATGTTGCTATCGCTTGCAAACTCTGAAAGCATAATTTCCCACGCATCTTTGAGTTTATTGAATCTACCAAGAAGCGTTTCTGAAAGCACAAGCTGCATGTTGTAGAACTGACCTCCCGCATCGGTCATTTCCCAAAAGACGTTCTTTACGTCCTCGAAATCAACGCCGCGTCCCGATATGCGGGTTTTTACTTCGCTTGTAGACACCTTGCGGCCTTCACGCTTTGAATAGTATTCGGAAAGTTTCTGTAACAACGGAATACCTGCGTAGGAAATCTGGCGCAGCTCCTTGCCATCAAGCCAACCGCGAGAGCGTACCTGTCCGAACGCCAAAGCTATTCGCTCGAAGCTGACTCCAAGACCCGATGCCATATCTGCGAGTCGCTTTGTGGTGTCATACAACTGGTCGTACTCTACTCCGTAAGCCGCCAACTGTTTTACATCTCGGTTTAATTCAGAGAAAGTAAACGGCGACTGTAATGCAAGCTGTTTAACTTGTGAGAACATGGTGTTGGCGTTCTGTACATCACCCAAGATACTCTGTAATGCGATATGTTGCTTTTCAAGCTCGCCACCAGTCTTTATCACACTCATGGCAAACTGCTGCATACCATAAACAAGTCCTCCCTGCATAACCAGGGACTTCAAATCCTGCATTGTAGAGTTAAGACCACCGGCGGAGTTTTTCGCCTGCTCAAAAGCGCGAACAAGGTCGCTACGCACCTTTGCCGCCGAATTTGCAATCTCCTGCTGGTGCTTTCGCTCTAAATCAATACTCTTTTCTTTCTCGCGGTTTGTCTTTTCTTGCGCCGCATTAATCGCTCTTTGGTCTTGCAGTGCTCGCCCTGCCTGCGTTGCGTCGTGTCCTGTACCGATACTTCCTATACGGCCAACAACATTCTGACCTTCTACAAGCCAAGTGCGCATCTGTCTAAGATAGCGCATAATGTCGATAAGACGATGTATCTCAGCCTCCGCTTTGCTCACGTCGGCTCCCAACGATATGCCGCGGCTAAACTCACGTCTGAGCGATCTCACCTTATTGCCAAGCGAGTCGTAACGAGCCTCCGCTGCCTTTATTTCAGACAATCTCTGCTTGTTGTCGCGTGCTTCCTGTCTTTCGTTCTTCCTGTCCTGCTTTTTGTTAGCTCTCGTAATGGCATTGTTCAGCTTGTCCTGCTCCGACTTGGCATTGCCGATTTCGTTTTTGAGTATCTTGTACTCCGAAACCAGTTCCGCCACCGCGTTCTTGCTGCCAATGTCGGCATTGTTGAACTTGTCGCGCATTTCCGTCAGTCGCGAAATGGCAATTTCCGCTCTTGACGTGTCGGCACCGACCTTAATGCCTTGTCTGGCAGAGTCGTTGAGTTCGCGTATCTTTCTGCTCACCTCGCTCATAAGCTCCTGCAAGCGTCTGTACCTCGCCTCCATTGTTTCGAGGTTGCGGTCGGTTGCTTTCGCGCTCTGATTGGCACCGCTTTGGTCTTTCAGAGTCCTGTTCACCCTTTCTTTCCAAAGTTGAAGCTCGCTAAGAGCATCGCCGAATCCTTTGTTCTGCAACTGCTTGCCCGAGAAGCTCTCAATAGCAGTCTTTATTCGTTCTATCTCGCCGCGTACCGCCGTAAGTTTTGAAGTATCCGTGCCAATTTCAAGGCTCTTACCCTTTAGTTTGTCGATATTGCTGAGAATGGTATTTATCTGCTCAACAGCCAACTTTTGTTTACTGAGGGCCGAGTCAACGGAAGCTGTTTCGCTTGCAATTCTCTTGTATTCCTGAATCTTGCCTGTAGCTTTCGTGTATGCGTAGGCTATATCAGACAGTAAGGATTTGACTTTCGCGCCGTTAGCCAAGAGATTATCGTCAGCAAGTATGGTTTCCATTCTTCGCTTGACACCGCGCAGCGTATTTCCGCCAGAGAGTAGCGCTGTGGTGTCTATTCCATTGCGTACACCCCTTGATTGCAGGCTTTGGATTTCGGCAAGTTTGTTTTTTGTCGTTTCAAGCTCCCTGTTTAGTCTTGCAGCGTTATTCTTTGATGCGGACAGCGTATTCTCCTTGTCAAAAGCCTTTTCTATTTGTCTTACGTCAGTGATTAGGTTCCTGAACTTTGCGCTATAGGCAGACATAAATGCGTTATCAACGCCGCCCGCCGTCTTTCCTGTTTGCAAGTTTATAAGCTCATTACGGAAGTCCATAAGAACTTTCTTTGCACGGTCAAGTTCACCAGTATTAATGCCTGCATTGACATTCTTGATGTCACCAACTTTGTTGAGTTCGATATTGACCTTCTGAAGAAGATGGAGATAGTTGAGGGCGTTCAATAACCGCGCCTTCATCTCTTTGCTGTCTTTGGCATCTGTCTTCACGTCTGATATTTTTTGATTCAGACTATTAATCATGCCCTCAAGTCTCTGAACGTCTTTCAACATGCTATTCAAAGCCTTGTGGGAATTATCCTTTATTCCGAGCTGGAACCACAAATCGCCTAAATTTCCGCTTGCCATATCCTGAAATATTTATCGTTTAGATTTTGTTGTTTAAATAATCGGAGAGGCTAATCTTCTTGCCAACAAGACTGCCCTCCTTCTCCTTCTTCTTTACCCAGTTATCCCAAAGGTCGTCCATCTCCTTTGCGGTGTGCTTGACACTACCGTCGGGGTTGTCTTTCTTGTACACAATAATGGGCTGGTCTGCAACCATAAGGTCTATCTGTGCCGAGGTGTAGCCCCACCAGTAGTCGTATGCCTTGATGCCGTAGCGCGTAGCAAAGAGGAACGGGAACTTTTCGGCTAACGAGAAGGCTGCTCCCCAGCTTGTCCTGCTCGGGTAGCTTTCACTTCTTTCTTCGTCATCGTCATCGCCAGATCCGTCATCCCTGTCGCTAATATGGTAGTCAGCGAGCACACTACCAATGGTACTTTTTTTTTAGCTGCGTCAACGACCCTCAGAACCTCGATTGCATCCAAGTCCTTGATGTAGTACAGCCAACGCCAGTAAGCCCAGTAGAAGAAGCGTAGCTTCCAAAAATTATTAAGAAGAACGATGGCGCACAGCTTTACGCCGCGCTTCCACTCGTCTTTCTCATTCGCTGTGACGTGCGAAAACTTTCTTATCGCACCTCGTTTAAGCCAACCGATTTTGCGCTTCCTGCCCATAAAGACAACCGCTTCGGGTTCCGCCTCCAATACGCTGTCAAGAGCTTTCTGCAACTCGTCGCTGGGTTGTTCTATCTTCTTTTCTTCCATACCGTTTTTCTTGATGTTAAGTCTTGTAAAAACAAAAGCGGAAAACCGCGACCCTTGATAAGTCCGCCGCTTTCCGCTTCATATTCGATTGCGTTACGCCGCTTTTTACTTTAAGCAGCTGCTGCCTTTGTAAGCCAAGCGATGCTCTTCTTGCCAGCACCCTCGATAGAACCCGAGAACTTGAACGCAACAGGTTTTGTGCCTGTTTCATCCCACTGCAAGGTAGCGTAGAGGGCGATGTTGGTGATGACCATGACGTTTGTCTTGGTATCGTCAACGATTGCGATTGTGCCCTGAATTTTGAACTTCTTAAGCTCAAGAGCAACGCCGGTAAAGCCTGTTGTCGCGTCGAGCTCGGTGTCGCCGGTCTTCAAAGTGACCTTTGTAAGTTCGCTCACCGCATCGTTGCCAAACATCGCAGCGAGCAGATCCTTTGCCTTTGACGGAACAACGAACTCAACGTTGAAGTCGCCAAGCTCGGAGGTTGTCGCCCAGTCGCCTGCAAGACCGATAACCTTGTAGTGGTTGATGGTCGGGTCTTCCATTGTCGCCTTCAGTGAGTCAACCTCAACAGGCAGTTCGAGGTCTGCTGTAATGTCGATAGTAGCCTTGCTGAGGTCTGTGATTGCCTTAGCGTACAAAAGTGTCTTAGGGCCTACAAAGAGGTCCTTCAACTCTTCGATTTTCTTCATTGCCATAATTCAAAACTTTTTTAGTTAAACCTTAATTTTTGCGTTTATTTGGTTCTTAACGAGCCCTGTATTATCGTTACCGAAAAACCGTCGCCGTCGTCCGTTTGCAGAGTGACACGCGGCTTGGTTACGATGATGTTGTCTGTTGAGATTGGAAACTTTGTCATTACCGCACTGACCTTCTCGGATACCGCAGACACGTTCAACGTATTGGGGTTCCTGGCGGATGTCTTGTCACGGACATATATCTCTATCTGCGCGGTAGTCGTATAATCGTTGAAACTGCCGTCGTCGTTCATCTCATTGTTGTAGATGCTCGACGGGAAAGACACAACGATATAGCTGTCGGGCCTGTCGCAGACAGACTTCGGACGGTTTCTTGGATAAACCTTGTCACAGATGCCTTTTACGGCATTGCCAACATCGTAGTATAGTGTCTTTATGCTTATCATATAGTTACTATCGTTCCTTCAAATATACCTGGTATTTCATCAGTTAGTCCAGTAAGAACATCGTGGTTGCGCTTGTTCTGGACATATTTTGCATATTCCATCGCAACGACAGCAATCAACGCATATGTAGCTTTTGGCTTTCTTGCTTTAAGACTTCGCCGTGCAACACTAATTCCATCCTTTCCTCCGCCTCCATATTCACCAGTGAAAGGTCTTGATACCGTCTTCCCATCTGGCATAACGTGTATTACAGGTTCTCCTGTATAGTAGGCGGATAAGTTGTACTTTTCACCTTTTGCAAGTGACCTGCGGGTTGGCGGTTCAAGACCGACATTTGTTGCGTCTGCGATGCTAACAAGTTTACTACGATGATATACGCCTACAGCGAATGAGTTCAACAAGTTACCAGTTACGTCATAGTAGTTTTTTGTGCCAGCATAGCGCTGAACCATCTCAATGGCGACCAAGTTCAACTTGTCAAGTATCGCTTCCGTCGTTTTCTTTCCTATAACATTCTTCGCCTTAATGGCAAATTGTTCCGCCAAGCTTCTCATACGCTAAACCCTTGTAAAGTCCCAATAAACAACAGTTCTATTATTGTCAGGCTCGCAGTCCTTCACCATTCCGACCTCGGTGTTGTTGCCGACCGTTGCGTAAATCATGTCACCATCAAGAGGACATCTGCCAGCATCCCATTCGTCATATCTGACAGGAATTGATACCTTCCTCTTGTTCTCGTCGACATTCTTACCGCCCTCGGTAGTCGTATCGGTATAGCTGCGGCCCTCGCCTTCGTAGATAACAATCTCTGTGTCATCGCCGACCTTTGCGTCATCATCAGCAAACGGATCGTTTTCGTCCGCCTTGCCAATAAGTACCCTGACGATTTTTATCGTGTGAGGGTATCTCGGGTTTCTGATATTTGCCTTTCTCATACATCCTTATTTTATAATGTGAGGAAGCGGACAGCCGAACGCCGAAATGTCGGCACGCTTCACGCCATGAGAGGTTATTCTGAACGACGACTTCTTCTTTAACATCGAACCTGGCTCAAGCTCCGCATAGATTGCGTTGGCTTCCGCCTTGAGTTCCGCACGGTCACGCTCGGATATTTCAAAACCACCTTCCGTATGGCTCCATCCGTTATCAGAGTCGGAAGTGTTGTTCATCTTGCTCGGGCCGAGAACAAGCCATTTTAGAATATCGGCATAGGCAAGGCGAACGTCATCACGGTTAGCGTCAGCATACGCCATGCTCCCGTCCAACGCCCTTTCAATGAGGATTGTATGCACTGTGTCGTCGGGTATATTGAAACGCACCTTGCTGAACAGAGCATCCTCCAATGTATATATATTATTGCCTTTCTTCATGCGCTAATTCGATTCGAGTTAAATCAGAGATTGTTTACGCTATCCGTCCAAATGCAGCCGATTGCAGCTACAGGAGGACGGATAGCTTTTGTGTTTAGGCAGCTACGCCTTCGCCCTTCTTGGTGATGTCGATAATCCAACGGTACGGGAAGTCGAGCATCGCCGGTACTGCGGCAAACATGAGGTCGGTATGCCACTCCATGTAGTCGCCGTTGGCGATTGTAGAGTTGCAGAGCAGGCCGAGACCCTTGTTTGTCTGCGCGAACACCTTCTGAACGATATTGTTTCCGTACTTCTCGAACATCGGCTTGTCAGCAACCTGCTTGCGCTCGTACTCGAAAGCATTACCGGCAGGACGGAGAACAACGATGTTGTCATCCCAGCCCTTAACCTTGACAACCGAGCCGTCGAACTTGAGGTTGCGCTCCTCCTCGTCAATAATCTCGATGCGTGAGATACCCTGGATGTCGGCGAACGCCTTGAGGAACATCTCTGTGTTCACGCCGTAGTCCTCAACATAAGCAACGTAGTGGGCCTTGCACCAGTTGATGTACAGCTCCTTAATCTGCTTGTTGCCAAGGAAGGTGTTGTAGAAGGTGTCGTAGGTCATCTGCCATACGAGGGCAAGGCGGTTCTGACCGAACTCCTTGCGCCACTCGCTCTCAATCTTGCGCATCTGTTCGAGGATGTTGCAGTCAACGTTAGCCCATTCGAGCTTGCCGCACTTTCTGAAATTCTCCTTTGGAATTGGCACCTTGTGAAGCGGAATCTGAATACCGCGGGCGATGCCTGTATAGTCAAGTTCGCCGGTTGTAGCCAGCTTTGCCACCATGTAGTTCATGGTCATGTCGAGAGAGTCCATCAACTCCTGGGTGTCATTGCGCCACTGTTTTACGAGGTCACTGTCGTTACCAAACTCCTCAAACTGCTTCTCGCGGTAGTTGCGCTCCTCTGCGGTTTCCTTGAAGCCGTCGGTAATGAAGTCGGGAATAGTGGCAGAATAAACTGCCAATGCGCCCTTGTCCTTCTGGAACGAACCTGCGAGTGGAGCACGGAGGTTGGCGAGCGTTGCAGCGTGCAAAGCGGATGCCTCCACTGAGAATGTAGCCACGCCCTTATGGTTGGTAGGCGTGAGGTCGGGCGCGATAGTACCCTGTGTGAGATACCAGCCGTAGTTTACATGGAAGATGTCTTTCTTGTCGATAAACTTCTGCAAATATCTCGTATTCTCTGGGTCGCTGAAGAAACGCGCCTTTCGGGAATTATTAAAATCAAACTTTGGCATATCTTTTCGTTTTTGTGTTGTATGTTTTTCCGATTAGTTCTCTGCGTACCACCACTCTGCGTAGCGGCTCTTGTTCATCGCCTCTACAGCTGGCGGAATTGGGCTCATGCGTGACTTCCACATAACCACGTCAGTGCCGAGCAGACAGAAGTCGTTGAGGTAGCGCGGAGCATAGAACTTGTCACTGCCAGCCAATGCGTGGAACGGCATGTCAACGTCGCATGGAGCGAAGCAGTTCGGGTTAGTAACCATGGCAGAAACAGTTGCGCCTGCCTTTTCCGCCTCCACGAGAACTGTACCGGCGGTAAGGGAGCCGAGAGTTTCTGCGAGTGTAACTTTCCAAACATCCTTGCCGTCCTGTACGTCATTTTCAACCGCAGTAACGAGCACACCCTTACCCTTTGTCTTGAAGTCCTTCGGGCCAACCATGAGATTGTCACCCACAAACGGAATGTGGTGATAGCCGTCGCGTGTGATGTAGATGGCTGTATCCGTAGCAGCAGTGGTAGCCTTAGCCACCTCATAGCTCTTGAGCACCTTGATTGTGCCGCCGCTGTTGTCCGCAAAACCGAGGCTGTGCTCGATGAGGTCGCCGGCATAAATCTTGGCTGGGCCAGGGAACGGGTTTTTCAGGACACCGCCAATCGGAGGGCGACGGAACGCTTCCTTAACGGCGCCAGGCAGGTCAACAAACACATGACGCTGACCGCCGATAGTCATTTCTGACTGCAAGATTACAGCGCCAGTAGCATTGACTACACCCTGCGCCATCATCTGTCCGTAGTAATCCTTGTTGTTATCCATAACTTTTTACCTTAAAAATTAAAATGTTTACTTTTCTTTCGGTTCGATGATGTCATCCCACTCGTCGTCACGGATTGTCTTGCCGCCGCCAGAAGAAGAGCCGCTGCCCTTGTGCGGTATAGCAGTGTTGCCTGTAGCACGCTTGAAGTCGGTAGTGTAAATACCCTCTGCCTTTGAAACCAGGTCGATTACATCGGCATCATGGTCGGGAATTTCAAGTTTGGAGATTGCTGTGTCAAGAAAGAAATCGTTAAGTTCGAGCTTTGCCTTGTCAAACTTATCCTTCAAGCCCTTTCTGACCGCTTCGATTGTAGCGGCTCTTGATGCCTTCTTGTCGCGCTCCTCGTTAGCCTTTTCGAGGGCTTCGAGCTTTGCGAGCAGCTTGTCGTACTTGTCGTCAGACTTGTCTTCCTCTTCCTTCTTGCCGTTGCGCTCCTCCTCTTCCTTCTTCTTGCGTTCAGCTTCCTCTCTGCTTTTCTTAATCTCGTCAGAGACATTCTTGTGCAGATTGCCGTCCATGCGCTTGAGTCGGTTTGCCACCTTGGTAACTATCTTGGCGTTCGCAGCCTCGTCGTCACCAAATTCATCCAGTACGTCATTAAGTTCTTCGTTAATGGTCTTCTGGCTAAGTGCTTTGAACTTGGTGGTATCAACCTCCTTGTTCACCAATGAAAGCAGTTCTTCTACTGTCATATATAAAAGTTTTTGTGTTGGTTTCCGGTAGTTCTTCTACCATTAATGTATAAATATACGTTTTCTTTCGCAAAAATATGAATAAATATACAATTAACCAAATATTTTCGATATATTTGCATAAATATTTTGTATATATATGCAGAAAAGTTGTTTTTCAGGGTTGAAATTGGATAACGGAGAGCCTATTTACACTCAAGAGTACATTCAATCACTAAGAGATAAAGACAAGAAGCATCCCGACAGGTTGAAGATTATCGCTCAACGTGGCGGACAGGAGCGTATGCTTGCCATTGATGCTGATATTAAGATAGTCGGAGGCTCGCGAGGAGGTAGTAAGAGTTTTAGTTCTCTCATGGAGGTGTTGAAAGACATCAAGAACCCTGAGTTCCATGCAACAATCCTGCGTAACGAGAAGGATGACCTTCAATCGCTTGTAACGGACTCGTACAAGCTCTTCTCGCAGTTCGGCACATACAACAAGTCGCAGAATGATATGACGTGGAACTTCACCAACGGAGGCTGGCTAAAATTCTCATACTACGCAGGCTCGTACCAGGACTTCAAGACCCGCTTCCAGGGCCGTCAGTTCGCATACGTGTGCATCGACGAGGGAACCCAGTGTCCGTACAAGAAGTTCAAGTATCTGCTTACCAACAACCGTAACGCCTCGCAAATCCGCAACCGCTTCTGGATAACGTGCAACCCTGATCCTGAGTCGTGGGTGCGCAAATTCATAGACTGGTGGGTAGACGAGGATGGATACATTATCCCCGAGCGTGACGGAGTCATACGCTACTGCTTCATGGACGGAGATACTCCCGACTCAATCTATTGGGGAGATACGCGAGAGGAGGTTTACGAACAATGCGGAGGTATCATAGATAAGCTGTGGAAAGAAAGCTATGCCGAACTCGGATATACCAAGCTCGAAATGTTCATCAAATCCGCCACATTCATTCGTGCCGACGTATCGGAAAACATCAAACTTATCTCTACCGACGCATCATATCTCGCCAACCTTGCACAACAGGACGAGGAGCAACGTATGCGCGACCTCGAAGCCAACTGGAACTGGAAGTCCGCAGGCGACGACATGATAAAGATGGCAGACCTCGAAGAAATATTCGACAATGCCGTACAGGTCGGAGATGGGGTGCGGCGCGCATCCGCCGACATTGCCTTCACCGGCGGCGACAACTTTGTGATGTGGCTGTGGGAGGGATGGCACTGCAAAGACCTTGTAGTAATGCGCCTCGACTCTCAAACGCTCGTATCTGCGGTGAAGGCGAAGCTGCGTGAATGGGGAGTGGAGGAGTGCAACTTTACTTACGACTTGCAGGGTATCGGTCAGTATTTCAAAGGTTTCTTTGCCGATGCCGTACCGTTCAACAACCAGGCAGCACCTGTCGCTATGACACACCAGGAAGAAAAGGGCATCAAGTTCCTGTACAAAGACCTTAAATCACAATGCGCCTTCCTGTTCTACAAGATGATAAAGGAAAAACAAATCTCGATAGAGTCTTCGCTGCTTGAGCGCAAGTATTCGGGAGACGGATTTGACAAGGTGCCGCTGCGTCAGATTTTACAGAAGGAGAGAAAGATGCTGCGCCGCGACGACAACAGCGACGACAGGGGCTTCAAGCTGCTGCCTAAGAAGATGGCTAAACGCTATGTAGGACACTCGCCCGACTTCTTCGAGTCATGGCTGTACATAATGATTTTCAGCTTAACTAAAAAGAAACACAAAAAGATAAAAGGACTATGGATGCTTTGAACAATGTAAAGGACGTGCGGGAACTGCTCGTCCGAAAGCCGTTTTATGAAGTAACCCCGAAGGGTTATATGAAACACGGAATTATCGACCGTGAGTTTTCCGAGAACGAAGACCCTTGTATGCCTGCGGATGTGCTGTACCGCAACATCAAAACACAGCAGGACTTCTTGCGCGAGTTCTATCCGTCAGGGCACAGGATTTGCGACCCGCAGCAATATCCCGACATCTGGAAGAAGAACCCCGAGACTGGACTTTGGTGCGTGCAGAAAATTCAGCGCACCGCGTTTGCCTTCCAGCAGGTGATTTGGACCAAGCACGTTCTTCATGTGACTGGTAATGACATTCAGTTCGAGCTTGCGGAGGGAACCGAAGAAGGTAGCGAAGAGAAACTACAAGAGCTGCTCACGAAATACAGGAAGGGCTGGCTCATGCACGATATGGAGATACGCTTCTTCGAGGCGGTATCTGCATACATGAAGGTTGCAGACTGTGCCATTGTAGGCTATTTCGACGGCGACGGCAAATTCGGAACGAGAACACTCTCGTTCGACCGTGGCGACACGCTGTTTCCGAGATACGACCCGCTTACCGGCGAACTGATTGCGTTTGCACGCAAGTATGTGGACTATGACGAGGAAGGAGAGGAGCGCATCGAGTGGGTTGAAGCATGGGACAAGGAAAAGTTCTACCGCTTCAAGAAAGACCTGTCGGGAGGCACTGCGAGAAATGCCATTAGAAAGGTCGCGTCTATCTTCGGTGCGTCCGAATATGCCTGCGTCGAGGAGAAACGACACGGCTTCCCGTTCATACCTGTAGCATACGCCCGTAACGAGGACGGTCCTTGCTGGTCTGCCGTACAGCGCAATATCGAGGATTATGAGGAGGCGTTCTCGTATCTCTGCGAGAACAACAAGGCGTACGCCTTCCCGATACTTACGCTTACAGGAGAGGGCGATGAGATTGAGATAAAGGGAGACACCAACGGAGCTGCTAAGACGATCATGATTACCGACACGGACGGCAAGGCGGAGTTCCTCAACGGCACGGACGCGTCAAACGCCTTCGCTACACAGCTCAACAAGTCTTATGACCTCATCTACGAGCTTTCGTTTACCGTGAAGCCGCCCGAACTCAAATCGGGAGACCTGCCGGGCGTTGCAATCAAGCTGCTGTATTCTCCAGCCCTCGAAGCTGCCATGAACGACGCACAGAGATTGCAGCCGTTCCTCGACCAGTTGGTGCGTATAACTAAGTTTGGCATCGGAACGGAGAACAACTGTATGGCCTCAATGGTTGCACTGCCGGTCAATGCGTGGATTGAGAGCTATATCCATCAGAACGACACTGAGCTTATCACTAACCTGGCCACTGCGGTTCAGAACAAATTCCTCTCGAAGCAGACTGCTTCTGAGCGCAATTCCAAGTTCTCGAAGAACGACGAGTTTACTCGTATCATGCGCGAGCAGAAAGAGGAAGACCAGCAGGACTTGCTCATCGACATCCAACGCCAGGAGGCGCAGGTCGAGAACAACATCGAGCAGGAGGAAGCACTTGCAAAAATTAACAATCAGCAGCCTGGCGACGACATCAACACAGGTCGCGGCAAAAAAGGCAGACCGAAGAGGTCTGACAAGGCATGGGACGAGAACGGCAATTATCCTGGACGCAATAACTGGGATAAGAATCTAAGAAAGTAATTCATGGAGTCACAGGAATACGCACTTAATAGAACCAAAGCGCAGATAGCCTGCGAGTCGCGCGTACAGAAGCGACTGTTTAAAGTTGCCCGTGAGATAGCGTCGCTCGCTTCCAAATATAGGAGGGGAGCGACACTGACAAACGAGAATGGGTTTATTGCGGCCTCACAGCGCATTGCGTTAGGCGTTGCTGACGGAATAGAAAGTGACATCACCGTCTGCGCAAAGACCGCGTGCTCGATATTGAATATCGGCACGGAGAGCACGGAAGCCTTTCTTGTGTCAAAGGTGTTCGGCAGGACATCAATGGAGCGAACCACCAGTTATCTGAAAAACTTTGCGGAGGACATGGTGCGTATGTGCAAGGCGGGCGTATTGATGAAATACACCGACTCGCAGCTTCTGTCCGCGATACGTACTGGATATAAAGATCCGTACACCACATCCGTAATCACGAAGGCAAGAAAGGAGGATATAAACATCGCCACGCCTTCATACGGCAAGGGCATATTTCATTCGGCGTATCAGAACATCGTCCGCAACGCGCGGCAAATGGTCGCCGTCGCATGGGGCAGAGCCGAACAGCAGTACGGCAAGGAACATGGGGCGATAGGCTACTATATCTTTCGAGGAAGTTCGTATCCATGCGCGCACTGCGATGATGAGACGATGTATCTGCACCACTTCGGAGACCCGTTCCCGCCACTGCACTACAGGTGCGTTTGCTATGTTAAATTTGTTTACAAAAAAGAGGAGGAGTAATTATGTCAGAATACACATTGTCTGCCTATATGTACAAGTTGAAAAAGCAGTACAACATGGCGGATATTTCATATCTTATATATGCCGACCTGCGTGCGGCAGGGTGGGGTAAAGGCGACGCTTGGAATGTAGCCTTCCAAGGCCAGGGCCTAAACTGGGCCAAAGCCGAACTGCTTCGCGAGATTGAGAAGCTCGAAGCACTCGACTCAGTTCAGGCGCGCATCGCGGATGTACAGGGCACAAACTCGCCAAGGAACGACGAGATAACCGCAGAGGAACTTGCAAAGGAAACTTCAAAGGAATCCATTCTGCGCAAGCTGGTAGCTGCTGAAAAGAAAGCCAAGAAAGGCTCTCCTGACTGGCTGAAGATTGTGTCGCTTGAGGCGGACTATAACAAAATCAAGCAGGATGAGATAGATGTGGAGAACAATACGGTTCACTACTATGTACCAATCAACTATCCCACTTCGTGCAAAAATTGCCTTCTTTATAAAAACAAGAAAGATAAATAAATACAGGAATAGCCTTGCAGCAAAGAGATTACTGCAAGGCTATTCCTGTTTCTACTTGTACTTCTTGCCGGCAACCTTTTCAAGCGTCGCCATGAACGTTTCTTCAATCAAACTGTCATTGAAGGTCGGCAGAAAAACCTCTTCTGGAAGTGCCTTTCTTTCTGCCGTCTCCATGATGATACGCAGGCCCATTTCGAGAGCATACTTATCTTCGATGATTTTAATGATACACTCTTCCATAACTATCTCTGTTTACTCTTCTTTCTTTGCAGGCAGGTCGTCCTTGATAAAGCTGTATTCCTGCGTCTCTTCCGCGCTCTTCATGTTGGATATGAGGAAGTGCTCCGCAAGGTCTGCTTCCGTGATGCCGTATGTCTCGTAGATAACTCCGCTTGGCGTGCGCTTCTTGTAGAACTTGCAGGAGTTCCACATCACTCTGCCAAACTTCTGCTGTGACGGTATCTCCTTTTCCTCAAGATTGTTATCCTCACAGAACTGTCTGAAGCTGTCGTACAGCGTCTTGGCGTTTATCCAAACTGGTATCTCGCCCTTCGTTCCCTTGTCACAGCGTATCTCATACGCCTTGAGCCATGCCAGCACGGGCTGTGTGCCGAGATATGAAAGGATAAGCTGCTTGCGCGAACCTTCCGCAGACGGAAACTGAAACTTGCGCTCTCTCAACATACGCTCGCCTTTAAGAACCCAGTTGAACACACCTGAAAGCTCCTCCTTGATAATCTCCGCAGCAAGACGAGGGTTCTGCTTCTCTTTCGGGATGGTAACGTCAAAGCTGACGTACTGCAAGCGTCGGATAAAGCCGAGGGTAACATCCTCGGGGAACGGAAGCTCGTTGAGATTGAAGATGAGGTATGGAAGGCTCTTTGACTCCAGTACGTTCTCGCCCAGCTTTCTGTACGGTACGGGCTCTCCGCTCACAAGCCTCTTGAACATGCCCGTATTCTTGCGTCCGAACTTCTTCGGGTCTGAGTCGGAAGACCAGTTGAAGATGGCGTTACGGATAGGGTAGCGCCCTCTCATGCCCTCGTCACCGTCAGCGGTAAGTTCCGCATAGTCCATTTTTGATATGCGGTCTTTGCCGAACAGGGCGCACATAACCTCGAATATCACACTCTTTCCGTTTGCTCCGCTACCGATAAGCATAAGGCACAGCTCTATTTTGTCGGACATCTTTCCCTCATACGGGTTGTATGCGTCGCCGCGCTGCACCAAGCCGAGTCCCATGAACATCTGCAAGATGTCACGCGAGTCCTTGTCGGGCAGCACATCAAGCAGGAATCTCTCCCATTTCTTGCACTTCGCTTTCGGATCGAAGTTGTACGGATGATAGTAAGTCACATGATAATGCGGAGAGAATGGCATCGCCGTAGGAGCCACACGCGCAAGACCGAAGTCAACAACACCGTTGGCGAACGCCACAACGTCGAACTGCGGAACAAGCACGTTGTAGTTCTTGATGGTGTCGATGAACGACTCTTTTCTGATTGTGGAACGACCGAGCACGGGTGCTATGAACAAGTCCTCCATAAGCAACTGGTAAGCCTGCTCCACAACAATCGGCTCCACCACCTCGTATATCTTTCCGTTGAACGTATAGAACGCTCCTGCAAAATATTTTACAGGGCAGTCCTTGGCAAGTTCCCTGATACTCTTGCAAAAGCCCACCAGGAGCCTGTTCCAGCTCTCGCTGTTTACCTTACCCCAGTCTGTTCTGTACATACCAAAGCCGTACTTCGCGTCTGCACTCAACGCCTTCAACTGCCCGTACAGCGAATCTATCGCCTCACCACTACTTCTTTTCATTCTTCCTTCTCCTTGTGTTTTTCTCTAATTGTGACATCACCTCGCGTCTTTCTGACCCTGCCGCCGTGCAGATAGACGAAAGCCTTTGCACCCTCTTCGCAATACACTTCCACCTCCGCATTGTCGTACATGTTGATAAACGCTCTCGCAAGGCCGTTTACAAATACAGTCGCCTCGCAGTCATGCCTTACATATATGTCGCCGCAGCTCTTGCCAGAGTAGGTCAGTCCTGCGACGCACTCTCCGTTTAATATCACCGTCGGCTTGTCGTCCGCAATCACGTTCTCGTCCACGTACACGCCGTGGTCGTGAATGACATCTCCGAACTCCTTCCGTATCACTTCGCATGACGGAAAGTTGTGTTCTATGCAGAAGTCAATGCCTCTGACAAACTTCTCGACAAGCTCGTCTTTCGACGTGCCGTCGGCCCATTCGTCAGTCCATTGCTGGCACAGACCCAAGCCGACTGCCTGCGACTTCATCTTAGCCGAAAGCTTCTCTACTTTTCCACCCATAGCTGTTCGTTGTCATGCTTTGTGTTTCGTTCTATATACTCGCTCATGGCTTTCATCTTTGCTGTCTGATACTCCGCATCACCAACGACGGTAGTATCAACGAACATGCCGGTAAAGATAGCCTCTGCGTTCTTGCCTTCCGTTCCGTGAGTGCGCCAATCGCCTTTCTCGTCACGAACCATGCCGAGCGCGTCGATTGCTTCGAACATCGTCGTGCCGATGCCAAACTCCACCTTCCATCCGCCGCCGACCGTTTCGACGCAAATGTACGGAAGCGAGCCTCGTGTCAGATGCTTGCGGACATCCTCACGGATACCTTCCTTGTCGCGGAGTTCCTTCAACTCCTGCTTACTTAGACTGCGCGACTTCTTTGTAACCACAAAATTGCCGCAATATAACTTCTTTCCAAAATCCATATCTATACTTATTTAGTTAAACAATGTTTTATCTTCTTTAAAGGCATTTCCTTCGCCCGTATTCGCATATCAGCGTTGCATCGCACTTGTTATCGTCTACGTTCTTGAACTTGCTTGTACGTCTAAAATCTTCGGTCGGAAACAATCGTCTTGCGGCGTTGATGGATGTCGCCTTGTTGTCCGTGCTTTTCTTTCCGCAGTAACTCTTGATAACCTTATCGTGACTTATCCAAATCTCCTTCTGCCAAGTCTTCGGAGGTACAAGATGATAGGGTATCTCAAGCGCAATCAACAGACCTTGCAGTACTCCGAACGTTTCTCCGAACGAGAATGTGGACTTTGCCGACGAACCGAAGATGGCGTGTATCTCCTCCATACAGCACACGCAATTTTCCTCGCACACCGTCTTGATGTTTTTCAGAAACAGCGCAATATCGTGATAGTCACAATCCTGTAAGGAGCAATACTCGCGCGTGCCGTCAGGGTGCATTACTGCTATGAAACCCTTTGAGCCAGGGTCTATGCCGATGTATGTCTTGCTTGCCATGTTATTTTACTCCTGTTGAATTAAAACCGTTGTCGCCACGCTTCTTGTCATCATTTTCTTGAATTTTGATGACACCGCTCACAAGTTCCGTATTCGGTATCTCCACAATGCGCATCTGTGCTATCTTTGTGCCGGCAGGGATAAAAATGTCTCCTGACATAAAAGCACCTATACCCAAGGTTTTCACGATTGCTTTCACCTCGCCGGTATAGCCGCTATCTATCAAGCCAAGTTCAACATCGGCATCAATTCGCTTTTCTTTAATGATTTCGCCATTCCACATCTTTTGGGAGGGCATACCTTTTGCAGACATTCCGCTTCTTGGTTGTATAACTGCTGCAAGGTGTTTGGGCAGTTGTATTTTGAAGCCGAGCGGTATTGCATAGCGCTCATAGTCGAGCACTTTTACATCTTCCTTGGTGAACACATCATACGCCGCGTCGGCATCGTGTGCCTTTTCAGGCATCCTGCCGCCACAAAGTTCTATTACTATCTTCTCTCTTTCCATTTTGTTTTTGTTTGTTATTTCTTACCGTTCCACTTTACAAACTCCTCGCAAGCCTCATCTTTGCCCATTACGAACGTGTAGAGGTCTTTGGCGATGCAATAGGGTGCGCCATCTGCATCCTCGTCCGCAAACATTGCGCAGTCCTTGCACTTATAATGCTTCTTGCGCTTATCTCCTTTCTTAATCATAAGCTGTTCCTATTTACATGAACATTATAATCTTCCTCACTAATTTTGTAAAATTCCGCACTCTCGGAGTAATAGCCGTTACTTGTTCCAAACCATCGAATAGTGACATCCCCATGAAACGTTGCTAAATGATAAAATGTCCAAGTATAAGTATCTTCAATACATTCTTCATCTACAGGATAGTCGTTGTTTAACTCTTCCGCTGTCAGTATTTCCTCATTCAGTAAATCAGCGAAATCGCCGCAAATATCATCTATATATACATTCTCGCAACAGTCTTGATTGTGCGTCATAATGTAAAATTCTCCATCAGCGGTTTTGAAAAACAAAGCATCGTTTGAGTCATAATGGCTTCTCTCGACCTCAACGAGTGTTTTTCCTTTTAGCACATCAATGTCGCGATAGTTTTCAAATCCCAAAAACATAAGCTATTCCTCCTTGTCTTTTAGTTCAATGAAATCTCCAATACCCAAACGAGCGTTGTTGATGCAATTACATATCCAACCCATAAGGTATGCCTGGTGCTCATTTCTGCCGTTATACACCCTTTCCAAATCGCACGCATCGTTGATAGACGATAGAACATGATATGCCTCATGGCAGATATTTTTCATAGTCATATCCTTTCTTCTTCATAATTCACGAATTAGCTTAGTTATACGCTTGTATTCCTTAATGATTGGAGCATCAAACCATTGTGTTTTAACGATATATGTCCTACCTTGTTTTATAACTCCAACGAGTTGGGCATTACCCCAGACTCCATACAAATCTATACGATACGCTCCCTTATCTGTAGCCACAAGATAATAGGTCTCTGTACCAAACGATTCTTTGTTACCAGACGTTTCTACGATTTTATCGACAGAGTAAACCGTAATAGTGTCGTACAACTTACGATTGCCTCCTTGGAATCTCTGACTCCTGCTACACGATGCCAATAGCGACACCACCGCAACTAATGCAAATAATAAAAACTTCTTCATATCTCAACTATTTTATTTTAACTATGTCAACTATTTCTATTGGCGCAATAGATTTGATATAATGATACCCTAACGGATCTGTATAGTTCAAGCTATTCCACCCTCTCCCGACACGAACATACGGAACCCTGCATGTACGGATGTTTATGCTATCCGCTTTGTCAGGGTAATGGATAACAATGGTTGCAGAATACCATACCGTATCGTCTTTAACAAATCCGCCGTTCTTGTATTTTTCACTTTGCCAAATAACAAAACCAAAGATTAAAACCGCTAAGGCAAAAAGTGATAAAAAACACATTTCTGCACTCCAGTCATTCAACCATCTTTTCACGTTCATATCCTCAATATTTATTTGTGCAACCTTCCGATATGCCACTTAGAGCACAGTTCGCAGAAATACGGACGTTCTCCCATTGTTTTCAGCTTCGGGTTCTGCTCAAGAAACTCCCATGCCTCATCCTCGGTATCGTAGCCAACCTTCTGCTTCCACGAGTTCCCCTTGCGAGTCCAGTGCCTTGCGTCGGGATGCAGGGTGGAGTAGGGTGCTTTGTTGTGGTATCTGTTTTTGCTCATATCCATTTTACGGTTGTTTCTCCGTTGTAACCTTTCTCCCATACAAACCATGCGTAGCTGACTGCACTGCCGCCGCCATTTCGCATTGCAGCGAACTTGCCGTTCTTTGCGCATAACACTCTCTTTGAGAATTGCAGTACGTACTTAGGCGGCGTGTTCTTATAGAGCCTCTCGTAGCGTTTCTGATCCTCCAGGAATGTTGTCTTGAGAAACATCACACACAAACCTCCGTCGGGAAGCAAGTCAAGCGAGTGCTGTATGAACTCGAATGCGTACTTGTAGGGTGGGTTGGTCAGTATGCACTCGCAGCCGTCGGGCATCGTGTCTGCCTTGAAGAAGTCCTGCACACCGCCGTAGCCTCGGTCTATAAGGTCGGTGCTCACGACATCGTGCCCGAACTCAACAAGACGCTCTGACAAGCATCCAGTACCACAAGCGCACTCCCATATCTTCTTCGGCAAAGAGAAGTGCTTTAAGAGCTTGTCTATAGCCTCGGGCGATGTGGCGTAGAAGTCGTGCTCCTCACGCTCCTTGTCCGTGTGATTGCTCGCACCGATTGTTATGAAGGTGCTCTTGCTGTTTCCGCTCCAGTCCTTAGTCATTGCTCAACTTGTTTGTAACCCAAATTACTCAGTGTTCTACGGATAAAATCCATTCCCTTCTGATAGACGAGGGTCTTGATATTAATTTTCACACCGTCATGCGTCGTGTATTTCTGTTCTATCGTGCGGAAATATCCACAGTCAACATACTTCTGATATGGGAGATTGTTCCACATGAGTATTTTCGCGTTGCGCAGAATTTCAAACAACTTGTTTCTGCCGATGTTTTTGAAGTGGAGGGTATTCGCAGCAGCCTTGATGTCGATGGCGGTCTTGCTTTCAGCCACTGCTTCAAAGAACTCTACTTTCGGCTTCTGTATCTCAAGCTGCTTCTGCTGCGCTTCTATCTGCTCCTGCTGCTTGGCAGCAAGCATAAGAGCCTGGGAGAACGTCTGCGGAACGCCCGAACTCTGACGTATCTGTTGTTCCATGGCGTTAAAGGCGTTCATATACTCCAACTTAAAAGCCAACGCCTTCGCACCGGTAAAGCCCATAGCAAGCAGTGTAAAGCCGTCACGGTTCATAACGTAGATAGGCAGCTTCTTCACACCGCCACCAACAGGCATCGGCTGTTCCACCTCCGTAAGGGAAAACATCTTCGCAAGTTGCTGGTTCCCAACGAAAAGGGATTTTTCCCCTGTCGTAAATAAACTTTTTATAGCTTTAAGAACGTCGCTATGTTCTTTACCAAACTTCTCTGCAACAATCATACTCGTTGTCAGTGCCTGATTATCGTTACTTCTAAATACAATCTCTTGCATATTATTAGATTTTAAGTTGCAATTATTTCTTCGTTTTATCAAGTTCCATAATCGTAAGTATCGCATAGTTCGCAAGGTCAAGCAGGGAGTCTTTCATACTCTCGCCCTTCACCTTCGCCTCGTCAGACATCAGTGACTTCACGCGCTTTAGCTTCTCGGACAGGTGCCCGTAGGCGTATGTCATACCGCACTCCGCAAACAATTCCGAGAAGCTATTGCCGTAGTCGTGGTTCTTCGCTTTGAAGGTGTCGTACATGCCATTGGTAATGTCGCGGAACGCTACACACTTCTTTGGGATTAACCGCGTGGACTTACCCTCACGCTCATTACGCAACACGTCCTTTAGGGTTTTATTGTCAACTAATCCGTGTTGCATCACGTCGCTCAGGGATATGTAGAACGGTTTCTTCCGGATCGCATCGCTGCGAACCTTGATGTACTCGCCGACCCATGAGCAATGCGGGTCTTTCTTATCGGCGGAGCTTATCGGTTTCGGACCGCCGCACACCTCGAAAAGCGGTACTTGGAGCGTTACATAATCTTTGTCTCCGCGCGGAGTTTTCAGCGTTGTCAGATACTGGATGGATTCACACATATCCGTGGCACCACGAAAGCTCGCTACTTGATACTTACGCTCGATTTTGTTATTGGGCAGCCTAAACTTCAAGCCCTCCTTAATGTCCTCTCTGTTAATCATTGTTACTCCTTTCTTTGAACGGCACCCATATCTCCTCCATCTCGCGCAGCGCAAGCTCGTAGGCGTTTCTGTCTTTGCTCGTAGGGTTGGACCGCGCATGATAGTGAATAAGCGTGTACATGAGGCGGCGGAACGTGATAGCCGCATTGTAGTATTTCTGCGCATATTGTCCGAAGTTGTCAAGACAGAGAGAGCCCAAACCGCGAGGCAGCATTTCGACTTTTATCGGGCGCTCCAGCCACTTAGCATCAGTCGGATCGCCGTTTTTCAATTCTCTTTTCAGGTCGTACGCCTCATCCTTCCATCCGCTCAACGCGCCATCCAACAAAGCTCTATCAGCACACTCTGCCTTTGGTATAGGGCATTTCAGCAGACGCTGCAAATCATCCAATAACTCCTGTTTCATATCTCGTTCTTGTTTTTACCTTCTTGCTTCTTTGTAATGTCTGACATATAACGGTATATCTCCCTCACCATACCGTTACACCAGTTGTCAACAAACGGGTCGCTCTCGAATAGTGGCAGTTTCTTGAAGTCAGTCTTGAACCAATTAGCGAACTGCAACAAGACATAGCGCATCACGGCTACATCATGGGCATTGTCCATCGCTCCATCAAGATTTCGCAAAGCTCTTTCCGATAACTCGCGCAAATTGTGATACCCGTAGAGTATTCGTCTATTTTTATTTTTTTTCTTCATTTAAACCATTATTTTAAAATAACCTATAACTTCTTTTATCGGCATACTAAACATGCTATACTCTGTAATTCCCGACTTTATAATTCATATTCGTTATATAATTGATAAAGCGGATATGAGAGCATACATACAAGACCCAGTACCATAAATCCAGCTACCAATGACTTGGTGAATGCAGCCGTTACGGCAGAAATAGAAAACATTATCACTCCGAATACCATCAACAACATGAAACGCCTGCGCCATCTGCGACGCTTAATCCTCGCCATCTTTTCCTCCTCCAACTCTTTTTCAAGTCTTTCCATGAGGTTTTCCATTCCGTTTCCCATACTTTTACAATTAATTTTACTACTTTTGCATCTGATAAAACCAGTCCGTAGAGACGGTCAATTCCGATTAACAGAAAATGAACGATTAATGTAGGTTCCAAATGCAGCCAAATCCCCGATAAACACGGGGTTTGTGTAGGTAGTGTATGATAAGGTTCTCAACCCCTATCCTCACATGCCTCTGAAACGAAGGTACAAAATAAGTTCTACAATCATACACAAACTCCCGTAAATACGAGGTTTTTGGTGCATTTTTATCCTACATCGAGTGTATAATAAATATACATAGCTATTCGGCGACAAAGAGATGTTCCACTTCCCAGTTTCAACCGCCAGGAAGTTAACAAAACTGAATATACATAAATATACAAGTTTACAGTTTTTAACAAATGGGAACATAAGTTTACACAAAGTCAAAAATCGGAAGAAAAAATTTTTAAAAGAGGTGACTATGCCGCCAAATAGTCAATTCTCAGGGGGGCGCACCCTGTTTTCTTTATATTATATGCAATAATATAACGTTAAAAAGTGCTAAACGTACATTTTATGTTTCACGCTTGCCTTATATTATAAAAAGTTGTAACCGCTTGAAAATCAGCACTTTATACATTTATATTAATTCCTAAAGTGTATAAATATAATGTTTCACGACTCATTAAATATATTTAAATTCGGCTTGTTTCTGAATTTGTTAAACATAAATTAACCAAATATTGTGTCATATTATAAGAATTAACCGTTGTTAAAATGTGTAACACGCTGAAAATCAGTTAGTTATAACAATGTTATATGTGTTAATATGTTTGTTTTTGGTCGGAAATTGTAGTACCTTTGTAGTGTCAAAAGGGAGAAACACCCACGACAACGCACAGGGCAAAGGTAATAACCCTGTGTGTGGCGGTCTTTAAAATAGTGATACACTAAAGCGGTGTAGTATACCAATGTAGACTACACCGCCAACAACTAAAGCAAAACGCCTTAATTTATTCACCAATACAAAATTAATGGTTTTCTTTGGTTGTTGCAAAGACTTTAGAAGTAATTAAAATTTATTCACCAATTTAAATATATAGAATTATGAAAGCTACTAAAGTAGAAAACAGAAACACAGAGTTAATCAACACAGTAGAGAACGCCCAGAAGTTAGCAAAGGAACAGGAAAACCCGAGTTATACAAAAATGTTCTTGCCGTGGGTTGAACAGGTTGCAGAAGACGAAACAAAAGAACTTGCAAGCCGTCTAAAAGAAATTTTAGACGATGCAAGCGAAACGGATGAACGCTACAAGCAATTAAAAACCGACTACGAGAAGACTAAAGAACGTTTTGAGGCTTACCAACTGAAAACAGCCAACACCGACAAACAAACGCTCAAGGCGTTTAAAAAAGCGGTTGCGGTTGCGGTTGCGGAGGTTGCAGCGCAAACAAATACCACAAAGTGGTTTAGTTACCGCTCGTTATATGGTTTGGGACTTCTCGACAAATTGCCAAACATGGTAAATACAACAAATAAGGTTAATTCTTTTGTTGTTAAAGCATTTACTTTTGTAAAGCAATACGCCAAACGCTCAAACGAGTTAGCACGCAAAGAGCGGGCGTTAAATGCAGCCGTTGCAAAGTTCGGCATAACAAAGGAACAAGCCGAGCAAATGTACTTAGCCGGTATGCTCAAATTATAAGCTAACACCGAACGTATTTAGGTAGGGCGGTAAACAACCGCCCCACCTAAATTTTTCTTGCAGTTCGTTTTGAGTTGCAAGCGGTTTTCTGTGTCCTTATTTTTCCCTGCCGTTTTTCTCTGGGCTTTTATTTTCCCACACGTTTTTAGATACCTCATCGTGGTGTGTGGGTGTTCCTCGTTGTGCTTTTTTCTGCGCAACGTGCCAAAATCTAAAAGCAATCGATCTACAGATTTATTTAAATAAATGGTGGCACGTGTCGGACGTGTCACGCCCTTTGTTATGGGATTTTGCAAGCGAGATTTTTCCTGTAAGGAAATAGACGGGAATTTCTCGAACTACAAAATTTGAAACTTTGGGAGCTATTCATAATTCATATTCAACGTTTTAAGAGCGTCCGCGTGAAATTCGCGGGAAATCGACCTCTATCGTGGTGGATAGAGTGAGCAACCTATAAGGGCGTGCGAGAACGTGCGCCACGGCTCTGCAAGAACTTACATACTGGTGAGAAGTCACCATAAAAACTATACAGTTTCCCCGTATGTCTGCCAAGAAATCGGGATGCAGCCACAGCATTAAAACAGGGCGGGGCGTGAGCCGTGACTCAGCGAGCTGGTTACTCGGAGTAATATTCGGATGAACGCGGTGCAAAGATGCACGTCCCAGGCAAATAGGGCAGCCTTTGCGGCTGCTCTACTACAAACCAACAAATTTTAGGATTATGACATTAAAGACATTCAAAGTATTCGACGCAATCAATCGTGAGGGATTGGATAACACTCAGTGGAATATCTACATGCACCTCGAACCTGTGAATACAGGAAAGTTTTACGGAACGAACGAAAACCGCACGCTGCCCGCAGGCGTTTGGATAGGCGTGTACAAGAAGCGTGGCGATACGCTCTGTTATTTCCGTTGTCTCAAGCCCGATTTGTGCCTTGATATATTCGAGGACGAGGAGCTGTTATTCTTCAACGTGAGCGATTAGCCTAAAAGGTAGCCGACAGGCTGCCACCATTAACCATTTTATTAACAATTAAAAATAGAATTATGAAAGAGTTTATTTATTTCTCAACCATGTGCTATGTAGTATTTTACGCTTTGTGTCTTGGTTACTCAATCGTATAATAGCGAGCATCCAAAATCATGGCAGTCATTGAGCTGCCAACAATACCAACCAATAAAATTATAAGATTATGAACAAAAGACAGATTATCTATTCAAGTACGATAATTGTGCTTGGAATTATCCAGTTGCTCCCGTGTGTTTTGCTTGTAAGCGGTACGATAATCGGGAATGTGCTTGGAATTTTCTACGCTCTTCTTGTGACGTTCATCTGGACGAGTACGAAAAATGGTCGATGGTTCTGCGTTGAGCTATACCGCAGTACGCTGCGCTTGGAAAAATTCCTGCTCGGCTGCAACGTGGAGAGTGATTAGTACGATAATTGTGCTTGGAAACTTTCAGCCTAAATGCTGCCCTGCGATATGGGGCAGTACGATAAATTAACCTTACAGAATTATGAGACAGATAGAAATGCGCAGAGTCAAGCGTGACGATTTTTTCCGCTTGGCAAATTCGGAGTCCGCTCCCGTTTGGGTGCGTGACGAGTACAACAGAAGTTCTAAAAAATTCGAGGCGTACAAGTACGACAATGTGAATTATTGGAGCGAGTTCAAAGGTTCACGCCTTGTTTATGTGGATTTTGTGTTCTGAAAAATTCAGCCTAAAAAACTGCCTGCGAATTAGGCAGTACGATAAATAACTAATAAAAACAAATGAATTATGGCAACACGAAGAATTAAGTGCGAGGGTTCTCTGTTCATGGAGAGCGTATTCGCGAAGATGCAGGAAATCTACACACACGTTGAGTTCCTTGGTTACGACGGTAAATTTCTGACCGTGGCTTACATTGTCTAAAACCCTGTGCGCAATCATGCGCACGGACTATTAACCATCATATTTTAGAATTATGACACAAGAACAATTAAGCGAGTTGCAGCACGTAAAAGAGCTGTTTAAAAAATTGCAGGAGTTGCAGTATTCAACGATTGGCGACCCTGCCCTGTCCGTAAGCTTGGGTGCTGGCGGTTATTTACATTCCATAAGCGTTTTTGTTCACGTCAGCGAGGAGTATTCCAATGGAAAAGCGCTTGGGTCGTTTACTCTGGCTGTATTTCTTTCCTCTAAAGAGAACGAGGATGCCTGCAACGCCTGCATTGCGTTTGTGAACGCACACCGCACACTCAGAGCCTAAACTGGCAGCCGTTTGGCTGCCAACTATTAACCAACCAAATCACATAATTATGAACACAGAGAAAAATTTTGTAGTGCTTGAGTTTTACCCGAGTTTTACACCGAAAGTTGTGCGAGAGTTTGCAACCCGTGAGGACGCAGTGAAGTTTGCGGAGCTTATGAAGAAAAGCGAGACTGGCAGACATACCTACGCTGTATTTTCACGCATCGAGCCGTAGAGCCTAAAATCGGGCAGTACGATAATGTGCTGCCTGCCATTAACCAAACAGAATTATTATGAGTAGAAAAAACAAGACCATGTGCATACTTGCCATGTTGCACAACGAGGTGTATACAGGAGAGCAAATTTTGAACGACAGCGTATTTACGATACAATGCGGAGAAATCAAGAAAAAAGAATTGTACCTCGTTTCATTCAAGAAATTGTCGCAATGCTTTATCAACCATACGCTAAAGCAATTTGCGGAGGATAAGGGATTTTCCTTGGAGCCTGACGTGACTGCGAAAAATCCCTACGGCGACGATGTTTTCCTGTATGAATTGTAGCCTAAACAGCGGAGATATTTCTCCGCTACTATTACCCAATGAAATTTTAGAATTATGAAAACAGAATTTCCCTGCCCTATCAACGAGAAAGACTTATGTAGCGACGTTCTCTTCGACGATCTTTTCGACGATAATACGTATTGCTGCGACGGACACGGCGTGCTGATAGGATTTATCCATCGTCACGTTGTCAAGATAAGTTACAGATACGGCTCAAGTTCCGTACGCCTCGAAGTTCTCGACCATCCGCTCAGCTCGGACATCAAGTCACGGATTATCCAATGGCTTGAAATCGTCTGCACCGGTGTCAACGAAAATTCCCTTGATGCTAACACAAAGCTACACACCACTGTCTTTTACTACGAGGATACGCGTATCAGTGATATTATCTTCAAGTACAGCACGGACGAACCGACCTAAAAAGCCTCCATCCTCGGAGGCACATACAAACCAATTAAATCATTGAATTATGCTAAGAGACAGAAATTGCGACAAGAATTTTGAACGTTCGTTGATGTATCAGATAAACAAGGCAAAGATTGCTGCTCGCAAGATGCACAACGCACGTATGACCGACTACAATGATCCGAAATCTGAGAATGATTTTCACGACGCTATTGTTGAGATTGTAGCCATTGCTTATCACGATTGAGCCTAAACAACCCGTGACGTTTTGTCACGGGTTCATTTTATCAACCATTTAAAATTTTAGGATTATGAAAAAGAACCCACGAGATTACGAAGTGAACGGCAAAATGTACGCTTACATCCTTGACTCCATCTCTTCCGACGAAGTAGATGTAGAGTCTATGTCTGACAAGGAGCGCATTGAGTTTGCGCTTGATATGTTCTACGATGAAATCTACAAAAACGACAGGCGCAGAATGTCTACTCTGGAGAAACTGACATACTGGATTAGTGGTCTGTGCTCTACTGTGAGTGTTACCTTTGCAGATTACGACATTGCACAGCTTGGCAAGGAGTGGGGTTATTGCAGAACAGACGCAAGAACCTCGCAGTTTGTACATACATGGTTTGAGCGCATCGCCAATGGTATTCTGCGCCTTGCAAAGATTTACGGCGTGGATATGAGCCGTTTCCGTCGCTAATGCCTTAAATCCTGCGTGACGATTGCACGCAGGAACTACAACCAACAAATTGAAAATTATAAAAACATATTGTGTAAACCTTAAAGAAACCTCTTATGGTTTTGTGGAAGTACAAGCCGACAACGAGGAAGAAGCGAAAGAAATAGCTTACAAAGCATGGCTTGACGGCAACGCCAACATGGTCGGAAGTGTAGATTGCGAGCCTTTATCTGTGGAAGAGTCCTAAACAGGGCGCACTGAATTTGTGCGCCTACATTACAAACCAACAAAAATAAGATTATGAAGAAGAAAACTTACAAGACGCTTGCCGGCTTACTTAGAGCAAACGGCGCGCAGCAGTTTACAATGAGCGATTTTTTGAGCGGAGAGATATACAAACGCAGGTATGGCGAATATGTCAAATTCGAGCTTACCGACAGCGCTCTGCGTGAGCTGTCTGACGGCTTCTGTCAAGCGCTGGGCTGTCAGAAAAGAAAGTACGACGAGGTATTCCACAACATGAAGTACGGCAAAATCGAGAGATGTGGCATACTTTCCCGTCTGTGGGTTGAGCTGCGTGGCAACAAGCCGAGCTTTACCTATTGCGTAGGACAGGACGGAGATTACGAATATCCGCTTGTCAAGAGAATCCTGTATCGTGGTTATTGAGCCTCAACAAATCTGTGCAGCTTATCTGCACAGAACGACGTTTAACCAAATTAATTTCTGAATTATGGCAACAGCAAAAAGAGCATCCGAAAGGAGAAGCAGAACGCTTACGCAGCAGGCTAAGTCCTACGAGGTGGCAGGCGAGTACGAAATGATGCAGATAATGCACGAGTCGTGGATAAACGGCAATTTCTCCGACTTCAAGCATTATTACAGAGTCTTGAGAATGGAGGACAGACGCAAGTTTGTACACTATCTCTACAACAGCACCGACGAGGGCACATTCTACAAAATGATTGACTCGCTCATGTTCGGTTAGCCTAAATCAATCCTCACTCCCACGGGTGGGGATTTCTATTATCAACCATTTAAAAACAATAGAATATGATTTACATTAAGAGTTTCAAGAATTACGACGAGTTCAAGCAGTTGTTCGGTGTCGTAAAGCACGGCAACGGCGTTGTGTCACGCAAGAACAAGATTCTCTTGGCTTGCCTCAAGGACAGAAAGCTCTTCCACTGGTGGCTCGGCTTCAAGGAGTGGTGCGACAGAACAGGCAACAAATACCTGTATGACTACGACTACCTTCGTGCCACCAACATGGACGACCTGAAGGCTTTTACCAAGTCTATGGTAAGCCGCCTTGTATATAACGACCCAGACAATGACGACACATTGTATCGGATTCATTTTGATATCAACTTCTGCTACGTTCTCTATTCCACTACGCTAAATCTTGACGATCTCAATGGTATATGCACCGACGGAGATTCCAGGTCCATACGTTACGAGAATATAGAGCGTGGAAGAATCTTCAAGATGAAGGCAGGCAAGTTCATCACCAGATGTATCGAAGAGTGCCGCATCCCGCGCGAATATATGCCTGAACAGCTCAAACGCTGGATAGGCGAAGAGTTCGCACGTGATTGGCAGGTCTATGCAGAACAGCGTGTCAGAAATGATTACACCCTGCATGTTGACGACGATTTCGAGGCTATCTATGATAGTGACCGCTGTTTTGGCGACTTTGGAAGCTGCATGACAGACAAAGGACATCACACATTCTATCGTGACGCCATAAAAGCCAAGGCTGCCTACATCACCGACGAAGACGATATGATTGTCGCCCGTTGCATTGTCTATACTGACGTATGGGACGAGAACAACAATCATTACCGCCTCGCCGAGCGTCAATACTCTTCCGGTCAAGACGATGTCCTCAAGCAGATACTTGTTGACAAGCTCATCAAGGCAGGCGAGATTGACGGCTACAAGCGTGTCGGCGCCAGTTGTCACGACAATAGAAATTTTGTTCGAAACAACGGTGAGTCAATGCACGACCTTTCTCTCTACATTGAGTGTAATCTCGAATACAACGACGTTCTCAGTTATCAGGATTCGTTCGTCTATTACGACTACAACGACAACACGTCCTGCAACAACTCTTCTGCGCATTACGATTACGAACTCGATTCCACGGATGAACATTTCGAGTCGGATGGCAATTATTCCGATTGGAACGAGTGCATTATTCCTGAAGGCGATAGCACTTACGACGACTACTACGAAGATTGGATGTATAGCGGGCAAAGCGAAGACGCCATATATCATGGTAGACGCATTCAGATCAACGGAAGTCGCGCAAGCGAAGACTACCGCTGGAACTGGTCTGACTACGAGGACGCTTATCTGCTTGACGACGAATGCTGCTACGTGGAAAAAGAGGAGGAATATCGCCTCCTTGACGACTGCGTAGAGGACATTGACGGCGAATATCAGCTCGAATCAGACTGCAAATGGTCTGATTACCATAACGGATATATCCATGAGGACAATGCCGTATGGAGCAGCATCGCCGATTCATGGCTTGACAGCGAAAAAGACTCCAAATGCGCCGAATGCGGCGAATGGTATCCCGGCAACTATGGCGACGAATGGTATTCAGACATCACCGACGAATACTATTGTTCCGAGGAGTGTGCCAACAAAGCCGAAGCCGAGTACAGAAAACAACATGCTCTTGTTAGTGTAGCCTAAAACTAAGGCGGGAGGACCTTCCTCCTCCTGCCTTCCAAGTACAACCAATTTAGATTAAAAAACAATAGAATTATGAAAGAATTGAATTTTGACCTGCTCAAGAGTCTTTATTGCGTATTCTCGCCAAGTGACGAAGAAAAGCGCATGTGTCGTTTCATCAAGAAGCACATCAAGAACACTGTCCCCTCAGCCATTGTCACACAGGACGAGTACGGCAATCTCTTCGTCACCAAAGGCGAAGCAGAGAGCTATCCTTGCCTGTGCGCACACATGGACCAGGTGCAGCATCTTCATCCCAAGGACTTCGTGTGCGTTGAGAGCCAAGGAGTCATCTTTGGCTACTCGCCAAAAGTCCGCAAGCAGTGCGGTCTCGGTGCTGATGACAAGAACGGCATATTCATCGCCCTGCAATGCCTTGAGCGTTACGACGTTCTCAAGTGTGCGTTCTTCGTGGGCGAAGAGATTGGATGCGTAGGCTCAAGCGCCGCCGACATCAGCTTCTTCAGCGATTGTCGCTTCTGTGCTCAGATAGACCGTCGCGGCAACAGCGATATGGTCACAAGCATTTCCTTTGATAATATCTGTTCTGACGAGTTCATCAAGGACGCCGACTGCACAAGCTACGGCTACGCCGTCAGCACGGGTCTTATGACCGATGTCGAGGCATTGCGCAGAAACGGTGTCACCGTATCGTGTATCAATATGTCCTGCGGTTATTACGAACCGCACACCGACCATGAGTTCACAGTTATCGAGGACGTCCAGAAGTGTTACAGCTTTGTCTGTCACCTCATCGAGCATTGCACGTCTGTCTATCCTTACGAACCTGACGAAGAATGCGGCTGTGCCAGCTATGGCAGCGACAACTATTGGGAGCGTTACTGCACGTGTTGGGATTACGACGAGTGTCTCGAATATTGTTGCGAGTCCCTCTATAACGACCCGAAGCTTACGCTCGAAGAATTTTCGGACAATATTAAGGGCTACTATCGTCTTGATAAAAAACAGATTGCCGAGATTTACGATACGGCACGCAGCTACGTCGATTCCGAAACAGCCTAAAAAAGGACTTACGGAGCAGCCTGAAAACCGCCACGCCTTTGTGCGTGGCACCATCAACCATTAAAAAAACAACGAATTATGGAAAAGAATATTGTAGAGTATTGGATGTACAAGGGCGAGATTACCGAAAAGGTAGCCGACTACATCAGTGTCAAGAATTTTGCCAAAGCGATAGAGGCTCTTTATCGCGAGTGTTTGGAAGACTACGAGAACTCTGAGGACATAGAGGAATACCTTGCCGATTTCGAGGGTTTCAATATTCAATCTCTCGCTTGGGATTTTACCAAGAAAGCAAACAGAGATATGAAAGAATACCTCCACATGCAAAATCATCACATGGTCGGCAATTTCGCCGACATCGAAGGTGACTATCCCGCTCACATCACGGGCACACGTTGGTCTTCGGAGTATGCCGGCGACGACTACTTCCGTCTGTTCCCTCAAATGGTTGCACGTTTGGATGCAGCGGAAGACAGCAAGCAGGCTGACGAGGACAGGGCGTGTCTCATGGATTGGTATTTTGACGCCTTCGGAACGTTCGGCATCAAGTACAATTTCCAGGGCTTTCTTTCGGATATTGCCTATAGGCTCGAAGGGCAGCGCGTTACCGCCTAAACCGCCTCCCTTCGGGGAGGTGCAACTAACTAACAGATTACAGAATTATGGGAAAGTCAATCAGAACAAAATTGGAGATGTGGACTTCATGGGGTTATTGTATGACTCCGCAGATATTCAGTTCGAGAAGCGAGGCGTTGCAGTACGCACGTGAAATGCGTGACAATGGCTATATTTTCGGTTTCAGAGCGTCTCCTGTCTAAAAAGTCCGCAGAAATGCGGATGCAATTAACCAACAAACAGAAGAATTATGGCATTACAATGGAAATGGACTGACAAGATGGGCAAGGCAATCATCCGTCAGGACGAGAGGAAGTACGAGATTGGCATCTACGGCGGCAACGCTCTTGCGATATTCATCAGTGAGGATAAAGACTCATACCAGCTCTACAATTTCATTACGGACGAAAGACACCTCGGCATCATTAAAGAGAACGAGTTCAAGATGTTCTATGACGAGGTGGTGAGCATCGAGCTGAACGTATGCAACAAGAACGCACTGAAGATACTCCCTCTCCTCGCAAAGGAGGCGGGCGAAGTGCGCTGCTACTACAATGAGTCAGAGTAACATGGCTTATCCGTTGGGGAAAGAAACCACAATCGGAGCGACACCGACAACGGAACAATATTAACCCTATAAAAGAATTGAATATGAAAGAGCTAACGATTAAGGTGTACTCCTTTGACGAATTATCGAAGGAGGTACAAGACAAGATTATCGAGCGTGAACGCTGGGATGTTATGGATAATGCTATGGAATGTAGCAGAATGGAGTTCGATGATACGCTTAAAGAATTTGAGCGTATAACCGACTCTCGCGTAACATGTTACGATGTCGGCTATTGTGGTTGCAACTTCGGCAGAGTTTGCAGTGACAAGCTGGCATTTGAGGGGTTCGACCTTGAAGACCTAAGCGGAAAACTGTTGTTCCGTTACATCAGCAACGAAATCATGCCGTACCTGATACGTGGAAAGTACTACTCAACCTGCGGCAAGTACGACAAAAACGGCAAATACACTTACAAGTCGCGTCGCAGCAATGTTTTGATGGAGAGTTTTGACGGCTGTCCGTTGACCGGCGTATGCTACGACTGCGATGTTCTTGAGCCGCTGTTTGACTATTACCGCAACTGGGCACACCCCGAATACCGCAGCCTCACATTCCGTGATGTCATGGAGAGATGCTATGATAGTCTTTTCAATACTCTTTACAAGGAGTATGAGTATCGGGCGAGCGACGAATCGGTACGAGAAGAGCTGTCGGCACGAGAAGATTACTACTACGAAGACGGCACAAAGTGCGAGGGCTATATTTATAGCGCAGCCTAAATCGAGGGAGGCATATCTCCATCACAAAAACCAAAACATAAGAATTCTGAACAACGTAAGATTTATTCGAGGACAATATGAATGGCATCTCGTTGATGAGAAAGACAACTTGCTTCTCAACATTCCTGATGGTATCATTGACGATTGCGAGACAAAGGCTGATTTGGATTTCGTTATAAGAGACATTCCAAGACAGGCATTGCAAGCTGTCGAAGAAGGGGAAGAACTCTATGGATGTGACGTAAACAAATACGTCAGCGACATAGATGATGACTGCATAACCAAGCTGATGATAGATACCCTATCGGAATTTCTTGGATTTACCGCCTAAAAGCCGTCGAAAGACGGCACTACAAACCATTAAACACTAAGAATTATGTATGTATCAGAACTATCGAGAGAGCAACTTGTAGAGTTAAAATCCACCATGCTTGAAGCCATCCTCGGCTACGAGCCGTCATACGGGGAGCTTGCCATTGCTGACGAGCTTGTGTCTGACGAGCAGGTGGAAGAGGAGTACGGAGGCGTGTGTTTCACGTCTGACGACTTCTTTTGCTCCATGAGCTAACCTACGGCAGCGCAGCCTAAAAAGGCGTGCCGGAAGACCATATTTATTTCAACAGTAGTGATGATCACGAGTCTTCCCACTGACGCGAGTCGACTCGTGATCTCACGACTGTTTGTTTCAAATCAGCATCGTACAGATATGCGCCGAGGTCTTCGGCACGCCACATTTATTAACCAAAAAAAATACGAAAAATATGAATAGAATTATTGAAGATGCAGGGGAAATGGTCTACAACGGAGCAAAGTTTTACATTAATCTTGAAAAGCGTTCGCTGTCCGTAAACGGCAAGTATCTGATAAAGGACGGAAAGCATGAGCTTCCGCTCGGATGCTGGCACAAAGAAGATTTCCCCGAGGAAAAGGTGTTCAAATCTCTTGAACTCCGCTATCGCGACTACAAGCACTCGATACCATCAGAGCGTTCGGAGTCGCACCGGCGCAGATACTTCAAGGCATTACGAGAGGACGAGCTATCCGACGAGGATATGATGTACGGAGTGCCGCGCGAGTTCGCACGCTACGAGCTTGAATCGTTCTTACTTGCAATGATTATGATTGGAGCGTTAAAATGGCACGAGGAGTGGGGTAGCTGGTTCTACCAATCTCCCAACGACAAGGACTTGATTATCCTGCGCTCATGGGTTGAACCAAGCAAATCGTAGCATTTGGTAGCAGATGGTAGCATTTGATATAAACCGCCTAAATCAGAGTGGGACGTAAATCTCACTCGCATTTTTTCAACCAACTTTTTTAACAATTTAAAAACAATAGAATTATGAAAAGAAATGTAATGATTTCAGGTGAGTTCACTATCAACGAGGTAGCAAACGCTAACGGCGCAAGTCAGTCGAAGCCCAACAAGAAGTCGGCACAGGCACGTATCGAAGCTCTCAAGGCTGCGGGCGTGGATGTTTCCAACTACTTCCCTATGGGCGAAGAGATGATTGTCCGTGTCAAGGACGGCGTTCCGACACAGGTGCTTGACGACGACCCTGTTTTCTCTCGCATCATGGAAGGATGCTACATCGCTCACGGCAAGCTCTATCGCCGTTGGGTTATGGCGCAGATGTTCCACATGCTCCGAGAGATGAACGAGGGCAAGTGGGATGCTCCCAACTTCACGGAGGTCTTGCAGAACCGCGGATACGAGTATTCGTGGAAGATGGTGGAGCAGGAGTTGCTTGCGCAGTATAAGATGCTCAAGCACGGCGACACAGAGTCGTTTGGCGAGCGCAACCGCTGGTTCGACAAGGACGTTGTGACTGAAATGGCAGAGGACTACCTCGACCATCTCCGCAAGGTTGTTGGGGAAATCAAGGAACGCAAATGCCGTGGTCGCCTCTACAAGCGCATCTTCGGCAAGAACGTGTTCTCTGACGAGATTGAGAACGTTGTGTTCGCTCCGATTGCATGGGCTATCAGAGCAATCGGCGACTCCAAGTCTGCATATCAGCTCTACAAGGCTGTCGCAGCGTTCAACCGTGACCGTCACAATCTCCGTTGGCAGACCAAGCAGTCAAAGGCGTTCACCGATGCCTACAAGGGTTCTGGTGCGTACTTCACGATGAAGAACCTCATCCTGTTCCACGGCGCACGCTTCAACGGCTGCACCACGGAAAAGCAGTCGCTCGCACGCATGGAAAATCTCGCCTCGAACCTCGAAGGTTGGGAACTCCTCGGTGCAATGAAGCAGCTCATCAAGGACTCTGGCATCTCTGTCGAAAAGAAGATTGCCGAGTGGAAGAAACAGCCTGCATCTAAGAAGTAGTACGCAGCCAAGAAGGAATTGCTGTTCCGTCTGCGGTGGCTCGGCATCATTTATGAAAGCTTCGCAGAAGAAGGTCCCTTACCTGCCTTTCGGTCTGGCAAGGGACCTTCAGTGTAAAGCTTTGAAATCACACGCTTACAGACAGGCACCCGTCCGTGAGCCGCAGACAAGCCTAAACCACAAGTGGTTACACATCGTAACCGCTTGACTTATTTACAAACCATTAAATAACAATAGAATTATGAAAGAAGATAAGATTTTAGAGATGTTTTTCGCCCCCGAACGCTGGCAGTACGCAATCGCCAAAGGTGTTGTCAAGGACATATCCAAGGGCGTGCTCTACAAGCTCACCAAACCCGAGGCGCGCGCACTCATGTATCAGCGCATCCGTGACGGCAAGTACAAGATAATGCCGCCACATACAGCGCAGATACCGAAAGATAACGGCGAGTTCCGTACTGTATATGTGAACGAGCCTGCCGACCGAGTGTTGCTCTCCATCGCCAACGACCTTCTCTTCGAGCTTATGCCCGAGATGGTTCATCCGAGCTGTCGCTCGTATCAGAAAGGTATCGGCTGCGGTAAGGTGGTACAGGAGGTTTCACGCCGTATGTGTGCGTTGCAGACTTCCGATGTGCTCGGCTTCAAGTCCGATTTGTCGAAGTATTTTGACAGTGTTCCGTTGGAGTTCGTTGACGCAGCTTTTGACAAGGTGGAGGAAAAGTACGGGCACTCGGCTCTGATAGACGTTCTTCGCGACTACTATCACTCCGACCTGTACTTCACTCCCGAAGGTGAGCTGCACGAGAAGTACCAGTCGTTGAAGCAGGGTTGCTCCGTTGCCTCGTGGCTCGCAGACGTAATCCTGTATCATATCGACGAGAAACTATCGCAGCTCGAAGGCTATTACGCTCGATACTCCGACGATATGCTTTATGTCGGTAGTGACTACGTTAAGGCGATGCACATTCTTACGGAGGAGCTTGGCAAGATGCAGATGAAGCTCAACCCGAAGAAGGTGGAGTATCTTGACGCAAACCACTGGTTCAAGTTCCTCGGCTATTCAATCAAGGGCAGTAGCATATCGCTTTCCTCTACACGCATCAAGACGTTTCAGAAGGAGATAGAGTCGCGTTCGTGCTGTAGACGAGGTGCAACGCTTACTACATCGGTAAACATGATTAACCGATACCTCTACAAGGGTTATGACGGTCACTCATGGGCTACGCAGGTTCTCCCGATAATCAACGTAAAGGAGGACATCGACACGCTGTCTACGTTCATTCTTGACGCTCTGCGTGCTACCGCAACCGGCAAGCGACGCATTGGAGGTCTTGGTTTTGCCAAGGAACAGAAGATGGGATGTATCTCACGAGGACGAGGAAAGAATGTCACAACTAACAGAGCTAAGACACCCGAGCGTATTGACGGCTTTATGTCACTTGGTCTCATGCGCAACGCATTGCTGACCTCGCGAGCTGCATACGACACACTTGTAGCCAATCTCTGACAAACGCCTAAAAACGGATGCAGCCCAAACGCTGCATCCACAACCAAAACCAAATATGAATTTCCGAGAACACGGAACTGCGCAACGCAGGATGCCACATTTATATACCCGCCTCAAAGATTCGGGATGTCTCTGGACAATCCAGAGCGTATCCCGAATCCTAAAGGCTGGTACAATCACGACCATACAGAAATGTTCCACGGCATAATGCCTGTGCAAGGCGGCGCACACCGCCCTCGGCTTGAAGAACGGCTCTCATTTAATATGTCAGGATGCTCTGAAGATAAGCTTGAGATTAACATCCAAGCTCATCTCAGAACATCCTGACCTACATCACTCGTTTACATCCATGTGCCACAGCCATCGTTCAATCCCACTCACGTCAGCGCAGACGTTCGTCATCCTCGAAGGAGCACGTTTATTCAACCCGCCCTAAAACGCGGCGTCGAGCCGCTGTCTCTTTTCGACGCCGCGTACCGAAGCGGGTTCAAATCGCTTCTCTACACTCATGTGCCACACTCCTTAACGATGACACAAGCCATTGCAAGCCTAAATCGGGCACGATGGGGAGACAACGTTTATATCCCAGTACATAAGGGCTGTGTTAGTGCCGGTTGCAACAACCGGCGCACCCAGCCCCACTACTGGGCTAAATCAAACACCTACAGCAATGCACCCGTCTCCAATCGTGCCCACAATACAACCAATGGAATTTTGCGGTTCCTTGTGACGTGCCGTGCAGCCGACTTTAATGATACCGGCTTCGTATCATCCGCCGTCCACCAGGTTGACACCTGGCTCCCTGCCGATTTCTCAGCCGGTACATATCAAATCCTTACAGTCACGCAACACGGCTACAGGCACGTCATTACTTTAAAAAGTGCTGCATTTGTTCGTGAAATAGCGATAAAATCACTACCTTTGCATTATAAACCAATCGCAAACCAATCACAAACCAATCAGCAATGTTTGCCTTAACGACCTCGTATTGTAGAGGTCGCTATTAACCAATAAAATAGATTAAATTATGGCAGTAACAAAATTTGTAAGAGCGCAGGACATTCTCAAGGAGAAAGGGTTCAAAGCGCCACCGTTCGATACGGCGGGATTTCAGAACGCAGTCGTGGAGTTCTTTCGGAAGAACGATGTTTCTGCGAAATTAGCCATATTCGGAGTTCGTTTCGTGGATTATGAAGGTACGCCCAAATGTGGATTTTCAGATTGTACGCAATACAGCTCCAGCGAAACATGGAGCGACGGAAGCGAAACCTTCCATTACGACCTTCCTGACTATTTGGATTGTCGCTTTGGTTATAGTACCGCTATAGGCTTCAGCTCCCCGTTTTTTATCGTGGACGAGCCGTATCTGACCAATGCCGTAGCACTTCTTAAAATGGCAGGGTTCATTGCTGGAAGAAAACGCAGAGTTTTAGGAGTGCCAACTTACGACATCACCCTCGTCTAAACATTAACCAAGCCCTACGCATCACGGTCAAGCGATATGAAATGCCCAACAACAAGAAACAGGAGAATGTGGATGACATCCGTAAGGACTTCGCAAAGCGGGTCTACGACCTCTATATCAATGCTGCCAACGGAAAGATTGATACCTACGACAAGTTTCTGACTCGTTTGGAGTGGCTTGAAATAGACTACTCCGACGCATTGTCCCCATACGGAATATACGAAGACCTGTGTCCTGACGACTTCGATTTGGTGAAAATGGCGATAGAGGAGGGTACACCCCTCAAGGACTTCGCCTATCAATGGTTGAACATATACAATATCATTGAGTTCGCCAAAGTAGACGCAAGTTTGCTCATACCTCCAACATCCGACAATTAGTCAAAACGGCAGGTTTACCCCTGCCACCAATTAAACCATATTATAAACAAAATAACAGAATTATGAAAAAGAGATTTTCTATGCTTCCAGTCTTTGCGTTTGTAGCATCCATGTTTATGTTATCTGCGTGTGGTGATGATGATGATAGCGGTAGTACCGTTCCTCAAACCCCGTCCTATAAAATAAAAAATGGCAATATTGTAGGAGTGTGGAGAAATGGCAGCGATTGTTTTGTGTCATTCTCGGCAAACGGATATAACTCTGCGCTATTATCTAATACGTTTATTGATGATGGCGACTATACAATCAATGGTGACACAATCCTTGTACACAACACTTATTTCGCAAATACAACAAAATATGTTGTAAACGATATAACAAATGACGCTCTAACTGTTACCATTACATACAAAGACCGTTGGACGGAAGAGAAAACTGTTAAGGCTAAATTTAATAAGGCTATTGACACTCCGTGCGTCAAGACTCACGCTTTGGCCGGAAAATCCTATTTGGCGCAATATGCGTTTAAATATGGTGGTCAAATGTGGAGAAAAGACTTTTTTAGCTACAATACGGCATCTTGCACAAGACAGGATCTGGCTCAATCAACCCCATCTACCTTTTATTATGTTTATTTAGCCCCCAAAATCTATTTTTATGTTATCCAGTATAGTATGTTTTATTACGATACGGTAAGATATGGTACGGTTGTTCTTGACGCGAATAATCAAATAGAAAGTATGGGGTCTCTTTACGGAGAAGCGATGTATCCACAATCGTTATATTAACCCCGTAAAGGCACATCTTTAACACAAAGGTGTGCCTTTATATCGCCTAAAACAGACCCTCGCCGAGGGTCGCAATTTAACCATTTAATTCATTAATTATTGTAAAACCACTGCGCCCATACCGAAGTAATATTATAAATAACATTAACTTTGCGTTGCAGGCGCACTAAATTTCAAGAATTATGACACAGCTACTTAGCACAAGACGCTGGATGGACTTGCTCACTCCCGAGCAGCAGAAAACCTACTCCAGCGCAATCCGAAAAGGTTACTTTGCGACTTATGACGGCTATCGTTGGCGTCACGAGTTCTATGGAGCTTTCATCTGGAAACACCCTGGACGCGTGAAGATCATTGATAAATTCAAGCAGGTTATCGGTCGTGCACCATTGTGGGAGGACATCACGGACGACAACCTGCGAGACGTGAAGGAAGAGCTGGACACTTCCTATGCGCCGAACTCCGTGCGTACAATATGCGCAGAGATTAACGCAATCATCCGTGAGAACGCAGAGTCGAAAGACATTCCTTCCATGTCTTACGCCCGTGTGCTGCGTGCAAAGAAGGTGGTGGTACAGTCCGTGTTTCTCACCGACGAGGAGATACGCAAGATACACGAGTATCGCCCTAAGACAGTACGCAGACGACATGCAAAGCGCATCTTCATGCTTGAATGCCTTTGCGGAGCACGTTTCTCCGACTGCCTGCGCCTCTCGCCCGTAAACCTCTCTTCTGATGGTCGTACCCTGACTTATGTATCAAAGAAGACCAACCATGAGGTGACGGTTCCCGTGCACCCGTGGCTAAGGGAGTATCTCGTTCCGTCTTCACCTATCGAACCGCAGTCACTTGCAGTTCCTTCCTACAACGACGCGATACGTTTCTTCTGCCAATCATGCGGTATCGACCAGCAGGTTAAGGTATATCAGGCAGGTCGCGAACAGACAGGCCCGAAGTGGAAGTTTGTATCAACGCATACGGGTAGACGCTCGTTTGCAACCAACCTGTCGTTGAAGAACGTACCGTTGGAGCAGATAGCGTTGATGATGGGTCACTTTACGGGCAACGCCCCGGATGTTTCCATGACGCAGCGATACATCGTGACGCGACTCCAGCTGTCGCCCGCAGCGTTCCAGGCGTTCTCGATTCCTGGTTCCGAAAGAGCGGCGGCAGAGAACGAGGCTTACAACAACCCGACAAACGATTTTGACGACTTCGACGACTTCGATATTCCCGAGGACGAACAGCTCGTTATACCCGAGAGACCGCAGACTGAAGCATCGTAAACTATTAACACAACCTCAGCCCTACCGCAACACGGACAAGCGGAAAATTATGAAGATTAAGACCTCAAAGTACAATGAAGTAAGATTATCTGATGTTGCTCAATACATCAAAGTTCCTGCACAGATAGTAAAGCCATCTACGCCAACAAACGGAGTGTTGATTGGTGAAGTTCAATACGAAGACGGAAAGAAAGAACGAGTATATTCAGACTACGACGTCCGTATCAATAACATTCAGTTGCCATTTGCAGCTGGAAAGGAAAGCTACTTCGATAGCGAGATAGAAATAAACTAACAGATTCAGCCCTACGCATCACGGTAAGCGAAATATTATGAAGAAGTTAAGCAAAGAAGAAGCTATTGATAAGTTTGGCGAGGATACCGTCAACAAGGCGATGAAAACAAACGCAGAGCCTACCAGTAGAGTCATGTATCCATCTTACGAGGTTCCTTCACATATTGGCAAGGCTGAGTATGCAGGTGACCCGGTAAAGGTTGGCGGTTGGAAACTGACGGCATACTATTATCTTTCTCCTGAGGACGAAGAGAACACGGATTCCTTCGACTGGGATGGTAACGTGGAGTTTGAAGCAGAAGAAATTTGGTAAACACCTAAGCCCTCGACAACACGGTTAAGTCAATATTATGAAGAAATACAGCGTATATTACAATAACAACGTTGAGTGCAACAAGGTTGCGGAGTTTGCCACATTGGACGAAGCAAAGACTATTGTACAGAGAACACAAAGGGCTGCGACGAGGTTTGCGCAGGCGACAACTGTTATGAAGGTCGCAGCAACAATTTCCGTTACGAGGTGTACGAAGGAGATAGCTATATTATTCTTGACGAGGATGGCGACGTTGCGGAGTTCAAGAATACCGTTTATGAAACAGAACAGTTTTATTGTGATTAACAGACCTATAATAATATAAGCAAAGAAAGATATGAAGAAGATTTTATCAGTGCTGGCTATCATGTTGGCGGTAGTGGCGCTTGTATCGTGTAATGTAAAGCCAAAACAACCACCTAAACCAGCTGAAAAGCCATTTGTAACACAAACCAAAAAGAATATGTACAAATGGATTGATAAGAACGCAATTAACCCAGAAGACTTTAAGGTATCAAACCTTAAAGTAGTTTGGGCTACGGATAGCCTTTGCGTAATAAATTTCAGAGCTATTGGAGAGAATGGTTTTGGAGGTCATGTTAGAAAAGAATACCAATACTTTAATATTAAAGTTGATGGTGTACTTTGGGAGTTCGTTGATGATGACAGATACGAGAACGGAGTGTTGAATAGTGCAAAAGATGGTTTAAAATACGACATGATGTTTTATAAGAAAGACAAGACATATCTTCGTTTGTTAAAGAATAAAACCAAAGCAGGAAAAATATTCTTAAACGCTTACGCTGATATATACAATGATGCAACAGGTGTACTTAAATCAGGTAATATAATAGATGACAATATTGAAGTTGCAGACACCGTAAGATAAACACCCATTTCACCCATTTACCCCACAAAGGTAGGTGGGTTTATTGTATAATGTTACTTCTTAAGCACGCAGATAGGAATATTTTTCGTATCTTTCCTATGTGACGTCCGAAGCCCATGAGTCTTTTAATGCGGTCGCATAACACGCATTTTATATTGCCTGAATAAGCATGAAATCCTGTCTGTACAGCGATGTGCAGGCGGGATTTTTTATGCTCCTAAAACCACCGAAAATATGCCAAATTATGCGATCGCATAAGTCGCATAAAACATGGCATTTTATATATAATTTTTATCGTTGTAAACACTTGGTTATCAATGTGTTATTATATGTTTATGCGACCGCATACAATCGCATCTATTATATATTATATATATAGTATATATTCATACTAACGTATTCATATATCCTATACACATAATATATAATTTTTCTCTTCCCAAGAGAGTGTGATTTTTGTGGGTTGGAATTGGGTGTTGGAATGGTCGTCGAGAGGCTACGCCTTGTCGCTGTTGACGTAATCAATAATCTTGCGAACGGCATCATCAATGCGTTTCGTGTTGTAGGCGATGTAATGGCTTGTCACGTCAGCCCAGGAGTGCCCAAGGCAAAGGGCGATAGTTTCTCTTGGTATTTCAAGCTCTGCACCGATAGAGGCGAATGTATAACGAGCGGTGTACACCGTGAGGTTGTCAACAATAGGTTGGTATCGGGCGGAAGGTCTGCCAGGCCCGTGTGCGCGCTTGACAACCTCCCTCGTGCCTATTTGCTTGAGTCCTTCGCGCCAATGGCGGTAATAATGGCGGTATGAGGCATTTGTGTCGAGTGGGAAGAGTAGCCAGTCTTTGCCCTTGTAGCGTCTTATGATTTCCATTGCCTCGGGAGGTACGGGTATGTCGTAGGGCTTGCCTGTCTTCTTACGCCGGTATCTTATGCGTCCGTTCTGTAGGTTTTCGTCTTTGAGTGTCAAGAGGTCGGCAGGATTTATGCCGCACAGATAGAATGTCAGCATGAAAAAATCTCGATACACCGCCTTATATTCGTCGAGCTGACAGTCGCGGATAGCTCGAAGCTGCTCCACGCTGATATTGTCAATGGGCGTTTTCTCTGTTTTGATTTTGTACCTCCTGAACGGGTAGTTGCTCGTCAATCCGTTGTCAAGTCCCCAATTAAATACGCTTCGGACTTTTTGTAGAATGAGTGCTTTGTAATTGACGCTTGCTTCGTCGCCCATGCACCTCACGAAGCGGTCAAGCCACGCCTTATCGACGGACGTGAATGTGGCTTTGCTATCGAACCTCTCAACCATGATAGCAGCTCGGAGGTATGTCTGTTTCGTGCTTTCCTTCTTCTCGGCTGCATACTTGCGAATGCAATCTACAAGTGTCTGCTTGGACTTTGGCTCCCTGCCCGTAATGAGAGTGCGCAATCCCTCCTTTAGGCGTTCATATTCCATGCCTTCATGTTCGAGGAGAAATTTGTCGATGCCGTCTATGATACGCACAAGCCGTTTTGTCTTCGCCTTTGAGTTCGGCTCATTCTGTGCGAACAAAACGCCACTCAATGGATACTTTGCCATGATACCTGTGCTCACGGCGAACTCCTTTCGGGAGTCGCGGAAAATGACAGACACGGGTATAAGTCCGTTTTCGTTCCGCTTGCTTTCTTTAGTGCTGATAAAATACCTCATAATAATGCTGGTTTTGTTTGAAATTCACTCAAAAAGTCCACCAAAAAGTTCACCTAACACCACCCCAAAACCCCTAAAAGCACACTTTCTTTGTATTTTGTTAGTCGTAAATACGACCCCTTGTGTTCGGTCTGTATTTGCGTAACATGTTGATATACAGCACTATTACAATGTTGCTTTGCCGTCTGAGGTTTTTTGTGGTTAACAGCCCTATACAAACAGACACCCTTTATCTTGTTTCTCTATATTCTTTGTTTGCAATATTAATCAGCGTAGCCCTATTTCCACATACCAAGATATTTGTAGTGGAAGTTCTTTCCCTTTGCAGAAGGGAATTGTGAACGGCTATCAACGCGTCCGCGCAGGTGATCGACCATTCTGTTGTAGCAGTCCTGACCAGAGTTCGCCTTGCATCTCACAACGAAGTGAGTGTCGCGGTACTCGTGCTTGCCAGTTGTAGGCACAAGAACAACACGCTTGAAGTCGAGTTCGCCTTCGTACCAACCAGGACGTTCCTCGTTGAGTTTTGTTGTGACAGTTGCTACCATTTCGTGCTTTTCTGCAGCAGGACTATTCTGTGGTGCAGAGTGCAATGCTTTCTTTTGCTTGAAGTCGAGCATTGTAGCAGCAGTTGTCTTGATTATGATAAAATAAACGCGTGGACGGATTTTATATCTTTTAGGATAGTACACTTCGCTATTTGCGTAATCGCGTACATCAGCTTCGAGATTAGGTGTCATACCTATTTCTGGTATAGAGCGCAAAAAGTCTAATGCTTCTTCAACATTATATACCAATGTCTCTTTGTCAAAATATCGGAGATATAAATTCATTAATGTCGTGTTTTTTTGTTTTTCAAAAATAACATTCTTAAAATATAAGGATAGAAGAGCGGCAAACGGGACTTGAACCCGCGACCCCAACCTTGGCAAGGTTGTGCTCTACCAACTGAGCTATTGCCGCA